GTGCGTCTGGAGACGAAACTCTTCGTTATCTAAATGCTAATATAGAAGATTCTGATAAGAGAACTAATCAAATCAAACAGATACATGCTGCATTTCATGCAAAATTCTTCAAAAAATCACATCTTTAATATTAATATAAATATAAGAAAACTAATCGAGGAATCATATGGGCAGTTTATTAGACGTAATTAAAGCAAAGTTAGAATTTTCTAAAGGTGGAAAACTAACTGCTACTGGAGAAGTGGCCGATCAAATTGTAATAAATGCTAGTACAGGAAAACTTGCTGAACAAATTGCTCTTCATTCTACGGGCGTAGAAACACCGCAAGAAATTATGACTAAGCGCACAAATAAATCTTTTGATCAAAGACAGAAAAATTTGGATGTCGTAAAAAATAAACAAATCCAAGCATCAAAAAGAGAAGATCAAGAAGGCAGAGAGATCGCAAAACAATATAAAACCAAAAAGGTTACAACAGATTCAGACAATCTTCCTGCTGATATGGCACAAAACCCATACGAACATGTTGTACCAACTCTCTTCCAAAGAGGGGATATGGTAGACGGCAAAGGCCCAGTAGATATTGGTAGAGATATTGATCTGGAAAGGCCTGATAAAGATATTGATCTTCAATTAAGAAGACGCAAATCCATTAAGTTAAAGAAGTTTAGAGAAGAATTTGGATACGATCCGGGGTCTTCCGTACCAACTCCAGTTCAAGTTCCTGGTGCTGGTCCTCCCGGAGAATTGCCCCCAGAAAAAAAGAAATTGAAGAAGAGTGTACCAGAAGTTAATGAAGCGGGAATGTTTGGTGAACCAAGTGTTGGTCCTGCAGATAGTAAGCCTTCTGCTTATACTGATACGAATGCATCTGTCCCTCCAGTAACGATGCCTAAGAAAAAAATGAAGACTGTACCGCAGGTATCTACAGTAGAAGAAACTGATCTAGAAGAAAACCGCGGACTTTGGGATAATATTCATGCCAAACAAGAAAGAATTAAGCATGGTTCTGGAGAACATATGCGTAAGCCAGGATCAAAGGGCGCTCCTTCTCAAGAAGATTTAAAGGATTCTCAGACAGAAGAAATTAGATTTAATGAACATATCGTCAGAGTAGGAAATGAGTATCGGTTGGTTTCAAAGAGTTCAGGAAAGAATCTTGGAACATATCCAACAAAAGCCGGTGCTGAAAAGCGAGAAAAAGAAGTCCAATACTTTAAGCATCAAGCTGAAGAATTAGAAAATCTTGAGGAACGTGGTGCAGATTCTAAAGGCGATTTCCGTCCTACAGAAAAAGGTGCTGGAATGACGAGAAAGGGTGTAGCTCATTATAGAGCGAAACATCCAGGATCAAAATTAAAAACGGCTGTTACTGGTAATGCAGAACCAGGATCAAAGGCTGCTAAGAGACGTAAATCATTCTGTGCTCGTATGTCTGGTATGGAAGGTCCAATGAAAGATGATATGGGTCGTCCTACTCGCAAGGCGATGTCCTTAAAAAGATGGAGATGTAGATAATGTCAATTCTAGGCGACAAAATGAAAGTAGTTCTAGCTGATACATTTGCTATGTATCTAAAAAGCCACAACTATCACTGGAATATTGAAGGTCCAGACTTTTATGAATATCACGGATTTTTTGAAAAAATCTATAATGATTTGTGGGAAGCAGTAGATCCTATTGCAGAACACATTCGTTCTATTGGAGAATATGCACCTGCTGCTTTAGGTAGATATAAAGAACTGACAAATATTGAAGACGAACTTACTGTTGTTCCCGCTTTAACTTGTGTTGAAAGACTTCTTAAAGACAACAATACAGTAATCGATTCATTAACAGTTGCATATTACGAAAGCGAAAACGCAAAAGAATTGGGTCTATGTAACTTCTTACAGGATCGAATTGATGCTCATAAGAAACTTGGTTGGATGCTAAAGTCATCTATTGCAAAACATTAATTTATAAATAATAAGAACAATTATTCTATTGGAGAAGACAAAATGAAAGTATTTCACGAAAAATTTGGTGAAGGCCAAACTATTAATTCTACAGAAAAGCTAGATGAATCTGGCAATATGGTTTCTGCCGACGTAATGTTCGAGCATGGAATTGTTCGTGATATGAACCTTTCAGAATTGTCTAAGAAGACACTGGGTAATTATGTAAAAAAGGCTGCTACACATCTATATGACACTGGTTATGACCAAGGATCAAATACAGAAAAGTTGTCCAGCAAACATTCAAGAAAACTGAGTAACATTGTAAATAAAAGAGGTGTTGGTATTTTTACTGCGGCAACTAAGTTGTCTAAAGAAGAAAATGAAGTCGAAGAAGACCTAAAGCCTTGGATGCGTAAGCCTGGGGATAAGGATTTTGACAAGCCAGCATATCAACGCAAGGCTGATTACGAAACAATGGGTGGTCCTCCTGCTCTTAAGAAGGTTAAAGATGAACCTAAGACTACAAGCGAAGAAACTGAACTAGACGAAGCTAAGAAGCCAAAGCCCGTTGTATTTGAAAAAGGTGGTAAAAAAGCTACAGCCCATCATGGCGGCGATTGGCTTCCTCACTCAGTATATTATCATGGTGATAAGGAAACTACTTTACATGCATCACACGATGACGCAAAGGCTGCTGCTGAAAAATATGTAAACGAAGCAAAAAATACTGGCCAATCTAGTTATGATGCATATATAAAGAGATATTATCCTAATGGAAAGAAGCGTCCACCAAATGAAACTTCACAAACAAAAGTGAACGAAGAACTTTCGCACGAAGCACATGAACTAATCTATCATGCTGATAATCATCCAACCCTCCATAAGTCATCACATGAACCAATTACTAAAAATCTTCGTAGAAAAGCTAAAGCTGGTAAGTATGATGCAGCAAAGGCAAAGACTCTATGGGGTTACCACGCCGATAAAGCCGCACAGAGCTACGCAAAGGAACATGGTGACGGAACACCATGGCATCAAATGTTCCCCACTCATGTAAGAAAACAAGCCGCTTCTCATTGGGAATCTCATCATAGAGATGAAGTACATGAAGGATATGAGTATAATCTAGAACATCTTTCTGACGGAGATGCCGACGAAGAAGGATCGATGGCAAAGAACCAAATGTCAACAGCAGATCGTGCTATTAAAACTTTAAATAAAAAAATAAAAGATAAAACACAACTCCCAGCCTGGGTTCAATCAAAGATTACTAACGGAGCCGACCAACTAGATACTGTGGCTGATTATATGTCGGGTAAACTTAAAAAGGAAGAAGTAGAACAAGTAGACGAACTATCAAAGGTAACTATGGGTTCCTATATCAGAAAGTCTGCTGGTGATGCATCAAATATGGCTAAGTATTCCAAGGACTCAGATCAAAAGATTGGGCGTCGTCATAAAGGAATTAGAATGGCTACTAACAAGCTTACCAAAGAAGAAGTAGAAGCCGTATCAGAAGCAAAGGCTTCTCCAATTACTGGCACTCGTTTGATTTCAAAGCATGAGGGTAAAGACGGATATCATACAGAAGTTCGTTATAATCCAGAATGGCAAGAACATTCAGTACATCATTACCATAACAATAAGCATTTAGGCGAAGGTCCCGTATCTTATCATGGTTCTGGTAAAGAAGGTCGTGAAGAGGCTACGGATACTGCACATCACAATATTCGTCACAACAGAGTTATTAACGGAAAGGTACATTCCGTCAAAGAAGAAGTAGAACGAGTAGATGAAAAGATTTCTACTGGTTCAGCTAGTTATAACGAATATTCAAAAAGATATGGTGCTGGCGGTAAGAAACTTTCTCCTGGACAACAAAAGATTGCAAGCATTGCTGGAAATCCAAACAAAATTGACTCAGCCGATTTAGCTAAATTACGTAATGAGGAAACCATGACAGAAGAAACACGAGTAGTAACCCCAGCTTCAGCGGCTATGCGTATGCCAGCGGTAGAAAGTGCAATTCGTGATATCATGGAACAAAAGTTAAACCTTCGCCAGATTGCTAAAGAGAACGAATTTAAGAATAGAAATAAATAATGGATACTATATCTAAAAAGATCGTTCTCGTTGATAATAGCGGTCAGCCAGTAAAAGAATTAAAAAAAGGGCAAACTGTAAATGTTAGAGTGCAGTATGTTCCTATCTATAAAATAGAAAATAGAAAGTTCTCTAATGATAAATAATAAAAACAACAAGGAGACTTATCATGGCACTATGGGGTAATTTAGACCAAGCAAATAATGCACCAAAGTATAAGGGTGTAGAAGCAGCACCAATATATGCTGTAAAATATAATCACGTTGGTCCAGCATCCAAAATTGTATTTCCAAGTGGGGCATCATATAATAACACAGATATTCTAGTAGTAAATGCTGGAACCTCTGCAACATATTCAAACGCAACATTTGCACTATTTACAAATACTAGTGGCTTTATTCAAGCGGTATCAAAGATTACTCCTGGTTCATTTAGCTCAAATACTGTTGCTGGTGTACTAGGATTTGCTATTACAAATACCTCTTATGGTTCAGCTACAGGTAATACTACAGTAACTGGATTTACAGCAACAGTAGATCAAAGACTTTCTGGTATTGAAATGTATGGAAATACAACAGTATCAGCATTTGTTAATAACGAAGCTGTTGGCGTATTCGGTGTAGATCATACTGAAACTTCTGTAACATCACGCGGATATCACCAAGGATGGGTAAAGCGTACTGTAGGTGAGGGTCCAGTAACAGCGGTGTCTGATGGTGGTGGTTCTAATATTGCTAATGGCGAAACTATCACTCTTTCAAATGGTTCATCATTAGGTCTTCTAACTATAACATCAAATGCAACAGGCAATATTTCTTCTGTTGCAATTACTAAAGGTGGTATTTTTGATGTTAATACAAACGTAGTAGTAGCATTTAACCGCGAAAAACATGTTGCTAATAGCGGCGTAGCAATTAACTATACTGGTACAGCTACTGGATATAATAACACAGACGTTGTAACAGTTGCTAATGGTATTACAAATGCTACTGCTTCAGTTTCAACAAATGCTACCGGTGGTTCATTAACCTTTACCATTACTAATGTTGGTCTATTCTCAAATACAGCAGCAAACAACTCAGTAGCTATTACAATTGCTAACTCAACTGGTGGTGCTTCTCTTGGTACTGGTGCGACATTTACTACAGCTAACCTAGTATCATCAACTGGCGGATCGGTAACTGTTAATACTCTTGGTGGTCGCGCTGGTCGTATTAATTATGAAACATTAGTTTGTGTTCACATGGCTTCAGAAAATTCTGCTGATAATACTCAATTCCCTAATTCATAATTATGACTGTAAATACTGACATTAAAGTTTCTGCGTTACCATCAACAAATTCGTTATCAAATACGGATCTGTTTGTGGTAACCAGAAACTTATCTGGTACACCAACATCTAATTCTGTGTCTTTTTTATCTTTAGTGCGCGGTGTCGGTGGAGCTATTCCAGGCCCTTATGCTAATGATGCCGCCGCCAGTACCGCTAACGTAGCAATTAAATCGTTATACTACACTTCTGCCGGGACGATACAAATTAGATTGACTTAATAATGTTTGAAAAACTTGATGAAACGAATTTTTTATTATATTGCGCCAAGTATTATGATAACCCCCAGTGTTTTGATACTCTGGAATTTTATGATGACTTAAAGCGTATTAAATATATTAAAAGGCTATTTAATAAGTATCAGGAAACTGGAGAACTTAAAGAGCGTCTTATATTAAATCATATTGTAGTTTTATGTAATGTATTCGGCCCAGTTCACGCCGGCCGAATACTTTTTTTTAAACTTCCCGAATTTTATGAATATTTAAAACCTTTCTTAGAATTTCTTGGTTACATGCCAAGTTTTATAAATAATATTGGATTTATCCCAAAAAATATATCAAATAAAGAAATTATATCTGACAAAAATATAGAAGACGCATTAAGGAACATCTAATGATCAATTTCAAACTTTTTATGGAAGATGGTGCTCCAGCTACAGCAACATCTGGGGTTTCTGGTGCTGGTGACAATTTAGATAAAACCGTTCCAGTAGCAAAGAAACTTCAGGGCACATATCAAAAGCAGGGTGCTAAAGACGAAGCAAATTATGTCAAAGATGCCAATAAACAATTTAGAAGAGTTTCTGGCAGTATTAATATAAAATAGTTTACTCAGAATGAATATTGCTGATTTACAAAGAAAAATTGGTATTACTGCGGATGGTGTATGGGGTTCCAATACGCTTAAGGCTGCTGCTGCTTTCTATAAACTTTCTAATAATAGAGCAGCACATTTCTTTGCGCAAACATATCATGAAACTGGTGGGTTTAAAAGTTTTTCAGAAAATCTAAATTATTCCGCCGATGCTTTATGTGATATATTCAAGAAATATTATCCGACTCATAGTTTAGCTCTTTCTTATGAATACGACCCAGAAAAAATTGCAAATAAAGTTTATGCTAATCGTATGGGTAATGGTGATGAAAATTCTGGTGATGGATACAAATATCGAGGGCGCGGTGCTATCCAATTAACCGGAAAAGATATGTATCAAGAGTTTGCTAATTATTGCAATCGCCAAGATATCATGAGTAATCCAGATTTAATAGCCGACGAATTTGCCTTTGATTCTGCTTTATGGTTTTTTGATAAAAATCATATTTGGTCAATTTGTGATCGTGGTACAGACAATATAACAATTACTCAAGTAACTCAAAAAATTAATGGTGGTACCCTTGGTCTTGTTGATAGAGAAACGTTAACTCATAAATATATAGTATTGCTTGGATCATAGAGGGGAATTGGTATGAATGGAGTATTAAATTATCTAAAAGGTATTATGAATGATTGTGAGGGAACTCCATCATCAAAAAGATGGTTTACGCTATTTTTCGTAATACTATATGCTGTAGGGTTTTTTGCGCACGTATTTTACAAGGCAGTTATTGATTCAGAAATCATACATTCTATTATGTATATAATCATTTCTGGTTTGGGTATTACTGGCGCTGAAAAATTCGCACCAAAAACTTAGGATAGTTCTCAATGTTAAATTTGATACCCCTACCCTATAGAGTTGCTATTATTGGTGTATTACTATTATCAGCGAGCATCTTTTGTTATGTAAAGGGTTATGATGCAGCATCTACTTCATATAAGCTAAAAATTGCTAATCTTATGGGTGGTTTTGAAAAGCAAGCATTGACACTCAAAGATATAAATACCAACATTAGTAATAAAGTTGTAGTAAAATATGTTGATAAAATAAATACTATTCATGAAAAGGAAATACAGTATGTTAACGTTGCAGAAAACGCTGTGCCTAATCAGTTTGAGCTTTCTAATGGGTGGGTGTATCTCCACGACACTAGTGCCACAAACGGTGATGCCGACGCCACCAGAAGCTCTGATGCAACCCCCTCAGGCATTAAAGACAATGAAGCCCTTACAACCATCGTCAACAATTACGCAATCTGTACCAAAAACGCCACCCAATTAACTGCACTACAAAATTGGATTTCTGAAAATAAAACAGCGGTTGATAAACTAAACGCCAAAAAACCAGAAGTCAAAGGAGCATTTTAACATGGCCGAAAATGTAGAAACTCGTGTTGCAGTATTGGAGAAACAGTTATCTCAAATGACGGGCCTTTTTGATCGACTTGATACGACGATAGAAAAATTGACAGATGTGTCTAATTCTATTAAACAGTTGCTCGCAGTACATGAAACTAAGATTAATCAACAAGAAATTACGCTAAGAGATATTTATGTAGAATTAGAAAAGCGTAGAGAAGAAGCTGCCACACAACATACAAAAATGCAAGACAAAATCACAAAAGATATGGAAGCTATAGAAAAAAGAATTTGTGATCAATTAAACACCATTACAAAAAAGACCAATAAAATTGAAAATTGGAGACTTCTTGTTGTTGGAGGTGCGATAGCTTTGGGCTTTATCTTAGACCTATATCTCGCTTCAAAATCCGTGCTGCCGCATGTTTTGATAAAATAGTTCTTTACACGCCTTAAAAATAATATATAATCCTCATATAGGTTTAATGATTTATAGGAGATTATAATGTCCTCTTGGGTAGATATCAAGTTTGCCAATTTGGTTTCCACTAGGTTAGAACGATTTAAGATTAAGTCCTATAATCCTTATATAGCAAATTTTAGATGTCCTATTTGCGGAGATAGCAAGAAAGATTCTTCAAAAACTAGGGGAAACTTTTTTCAAAAACAAGATTCAATTATCTTTAAGTGCTTTAATTGTGGCGCTAGTAGGAACATTAGTTCATTCCTACGAGAACTAGATCCTGTGCTTTATAAGCAATATGTTCTAGAAACTTATGGTGACAATGATAAAAAACAAAAAGTTGAAGTAGAAAAGCCAAAGGTTTTTAAGTACCCAGAATTTCTAAAGGTTGGATCACCCCTTCTTAAACTTAAGAAGATTTCCCAACTTGAGTGGGATCATCCCGCAAAACAATATGTGTTGAATAGAATGATTCCTAATGAATATCATTCTAAACTATTCTATTGTTCTAATTATGCTAAGTGGACCAACACGATGATCCCCAATAAGCTTAATCCAGAGAAAGGTACCCCAAGACTTGTCATTCCATTCCTAGATAAGGATGGGCGCATGTTTGGTTATCAGGGTCGTAGTTTTGATCCTAATGATAAAGCTCGGTATATCACCATCATGCTTGAAGATCGTTTGAAGACTTTTGGTCTGGATACTGTGGATCAAACTAGGCGTTATTATATTCTAGAAGGTCCAATCGATTCAATGTTTGTTCCTAATGCTATTGCTATGGCTGGAGCAGATATGAATAATAAGGAGTTTTTGAACGAAAATGCTGTATATGTATACGATAATGAGCCTAGAAATGTTGATATTGTGAAGCGTATTCGACAAGCTATCAATAGTGGTTATGGAGTATGTATTTGGCCTTCTGATATGAAATATAAGGATATTAATGATATGGTTTTGGGTGGGATGACTCAGAAACAAATTGTTGACATTATTGATTCGCATATATATACTGGTATGACTGCAACATTAAAATTTAATGAGTGGAAAAAAACACAATAATATTGTTTGAGGTAAAAATGTCTGATGTGAAGCTAATTGGTATTACACAACCAACAATTGAAGGTGTAAAGGATGCGAACGATCTAGTGGCATATGCTGCCCGAGTATCTAATCCGGCTAATCAAATGAATACAGAAACTGCCCCTAAGCTAGTCAAGTATCTTATTAACAATGCCCATTGGTCACCATTGGAGATGGTAAGTCTTACGATGGAAATTAAAACTACTCGTGATATTGCTCGTCAAATTCTGCGTCACCGGTCATTTTCATTCCAAGAATTTTCTCAACGATATGCGGTAGCTGATAATTTTGAATTTCGGGAAGCCCGCACACAAGATAATAAGAATCGTCAAAATTCAATTGTTATGGGTGATGATGAAAAATCTCGTCGTCTTGCGGAAGATTTTCGTATGCGCCAAGCTAGTTTACTTGCACAAATCCAAGAGACATATGAGTGGGCACTTAACAAGGGTATTGCTAAGGAACAGGCTCGCGCAATTCTACCAGAGGGCATGACCGGGTCTACTCTTTATATGGCGGGCACACTTCGTTCGTGGGTGCATTATATCGAAATTCGTACTGATAAGGCTACTCAGCTAGAACATCGCAGTATTGCAGAACAGTGTAAGGAAGTAGTCCTAAATAGTTTCCCAGCACTAACAGATTATTTTAACACCAAGGATGAAGTATGATTAATGTAACTAAGCGCAACGGAACAAAAGAACCGTTAAATCTAAACAAGTTCCATAAGGTAGTTGAACAAGCATGTGAAGGTCTATCTGGAGTATCTGTATCTGAAATTGAAATTAAATCACAGATTCAGTTTTATAATAATATTAAGTCAACCGATATTCAAGAAACTCTAATTAAGGCTACTGCCGAATTGATTTCTGAAGAACATCCAAACTATCAATATGTTGCGGGACGCCTAATCAATTATAATCTTCGTAAGGAAGTTTATGGTAGGTTTACTCCTGATAATCTATATACTCATGTCGTACATGTAGTAAAGGAAGGTTATTATGATCGTCAGCTACTCGATGCATATACTGCAGACGAATGGAAGTTTGCTGACACATTGATTGATCATTCTCGGGACGAATTGCTGACTTATGCGGCAATGGAACAACTTCGCGGTAAGTATCTTGTTAAGAACCGCGTAACGGGCAAGTTCTATGAAACACCACAAATGTCATTCATTCTTATCGCAATGACTCTATTTTCAAAATACACAACAGATCGGTTTAAATGGGTAAAGGAATTTTATGATGCCATTAGCACTTTTGATATTAGCCTTCCTACTCCTATTATGGCTGGAGTTCGCACGCCTCAAAGGCAGTTTAGCTCATGTGTCCTTATCGAAACTGATGACTCACTCGATTCCATCAATGCAACATCTGCAGCAGTCGTTAAGTATGTTAGTCAAAAGGCTGGGATTGGTATTGGTGCTGGTCGTATTAGGGCTATTGGCAGTCCCATTCGTAATGGTGACGCTAGTCATACTGGAGTTATACCTTTTTATAAACATTTTCAAAGTGCTGTTAAATCGTGTTGTCTTACTCCAGAAACCTGGGTCGAAGTTATTGAGGAATAAGCCAGGGTGGCGTTAGAGAAAACTATAAATAAGTATAAAGGAGAAAAATATGTATTATACTTATTTACTAGGATGGACACAACAAGACAAATATTATTATGGAGTTAGGTATTCAAAAAAAGCAAAATTAGAAGACATTGGCAGTACCTATATGTCATCTTCAAAATATGTAAAATTGTTTATTGAAAAACATGGAGAACCAAATCTAATAGAAATTAGAAAAGTTTTTAAAGATAAGAATTCAGCATTATTATGGGAAACCAAAGTTCTTAAAAAATTAAACATACCAAACAATAAAAAATATTTAAATAGATGGAATAATAATATGGTTCCATTAAATATAGAAGGACCATTTCCTTTTGAATTTGATAAAGTGCAAGAAAAAGTAAATACAAAATTAATAGAAAAATATGGTTCAAGGGGATCAGGATCAAAAATAATAAAAGATAAAATATATAAAACAAATATAAAAAAATATGGAAAACACCATACATTAGATTTAGATATAGTAAAAACTCCAAGACAAAATTCTATAGAAACAATATATGGTACAGACAACCCATTTAAAAACCCAAAAAAATTATCAGAAGTTATGTTTGATAAACATGGGGTAACAAATATGATGTTTGATAAAAAAACAAAAGAAACACATAAAAAAGTTATGGAAGAAAAAGATTGGACAGACAGAAATTTTAAAAGCAAAAAAACAAACATAGAAAAGTATGGTGTTGATTGTGCGATGAATGATAAAAATAAATATAGAGCTTGTCCTTTTGATTGTAATAACAATAAAAAATATAATCTTGGTAATTTTAGTAAACATATGATACAATATCATAATTGGGATAAGCCGCAAATCAAGGAATATAAAATTGAAAACTAAAAAAATTCAACTAAAAGATTTGGTAGTTGGTATGAAAATTAAAACTTTAGATGCCAACAAAAATGTTGTTTTTAAAACTGTAACTGACATTTGGGAAACTGAAGTTTGCATAGATGATCAAAGAACTCTTATTTTTGACAATAAAACTGAATTAAATTGTTCAAAAAATCACCCAATAATGATTGAAAAAGACAATATGCAATTTACAGTATTGCCAGATAATTTACTTTTTTCTGATAAAATCTTAACAGATAATAATCATACTAAAATTATTAGTGTATCTAAAGGAAATACTTCAATTAATTATATTGATATTACTGTAGAAGACACACACACTTTTTTTGCTGCAAATTCTCCAGAATCAGAAATGGTTCTTACTCACAATTCTCAAGGGGGGGTCCGTGGAGGAGCGGCTACATTATATTACCCAATCTGGCACTTGGAAGCGGAGGAACTTTTAGTCCTAAAAAATAATAAAGGTACTGAAGATAACCGGATTCGACATCTAGATTATGGTGTACAATTCAATAAGGTGATGTATGAGCGACTTATTAATGGTGGAAATATCACACTCTTTAGTCCCCATGACGTACCAGAACTCTATGAAGCATTCTTTGTAGACTCAAATAAATTTAGAGAATTATATGAGCGCGCAGAACGCAACCCAAAGCTGCGAAAAAAGCAAGTACCCGCAATTGACATGTTCTCATCATTTGTTCAAGAACGGAAGGATACTGGACGTGTATATCTAATGAATGTGGATCATTGTAATGATCACGGTTCATTTTTATCTGAAGTCGCACCAATTCGCCAATCAAATCTTTGCGCCGAAATTACCCTTCCAACTAAGCCATTAAATGATCTGAAAGACGGTAGTCCAATAGTTAAAGTAATGAAACTGACTAAAGAAGAATATAAAAAGTATTTAGAATGGAAAAAATCAAATCCCAATACCCCAATTAAAAGCAAAAAAATACGAATCTGATATTAATACTAAACTAATGTATAAAGATGATTGGGAAGTTTGGAATAATAGCAAAGCCGTTGTAAATAAAATCTCGCCCTCTTTAGGACGAATTGTTAAAGGCTCTTCCACCGCAGATAAAATATCTAAAAGCAATAAAGGAAAAATTAGATCGTTAGAAGTAAGAGAAACCCTTTCTAAAGCACAAAAAAATAAAATTGAGCATAATGATCATTATTGGCAATCAAAAGAACACCCTTTAAATACATCTAATAGAATGAAACTAAACAACCCATCTAAAATGGGATTAAGTGAAGAACATAAAAATAAAATTAGCAAAACACAAAAAGGTATACCTAAAAGACCTCAAACAATAGAACATAGAAAAAAACTTTCATTAAGTAAGAAAGGAAAGACTCCTTGGAATAAAGGTTTGCGTGGAGTTATTCACATTTCTGATAAAACTAAAGAAAAAATGAGAAAATCTAAATTAAATAAAAAACGAGGCAAATATAATCTCAAAAAAGCACCAAATGGAACATCTCATTTACAGGGTAAAAAAATATGTTGTGTGTGTTGTCACAAAGAATGGGATTTAGGAAATTTCACTAAACATATAAGGAAATATAATGAATTTTAAATACGAAATTGTTGATAATATTGATCATGATGATTCAGATCATGTATATGTGACTGATATATTTGAATCGGATTGTAAATCTGAGATTAGCTTATGCACTTTGAGTGCGATAAATTGGGGTAAAATTAAAAAGACATCTGATTTTGAAAAGCCCTGTACTCTAGCAGTACGCGCTCTTGATGCTCTACTTGATTATCAGAGTTACCCTGTTCTTGCTGCACAACTTTCTACAATGAATCGTCGCCCTTTAGGTATTGGTATTATCAATCTAGCATATTGGATGGCTAAGAACGATATGACCTATACTAATCCCAATCTAGATTTAATTGACCAATATACAGAAGCTTGGTCTTATTATCTAATTAAAGCTTCTATTGATCTAGCCAAAGAAAAGGGAGCCTGTGATAAGTGGTATGAAACTAAGTATGGGCATGGCCAATTTCCTATAGATACATATAAGAAGGAGGTTGATGAATTAACTTCGCGTCCTGTGTCCATGGACTGGAATCTTCTTCGTGAAGAAGCTGATCTATACGGCATTCGTAACTCTACTCTAATGGCTCTAATGCCAGCAGAAACTTCTGCTCAAGTGTCTAATTCTACAAATGGAATTGAACCTCCGCGTGCTTTAGTGTCGATTAAGAGTTCTCGTGAAGGTGTATTAAAGCAAGTTGTTCCCGAAGTGCGCAAACTTAAAAATAAGTATGAACTTCTGTGGGACCAATCTTCACCAGAAGGATATCTAAAGATTATGGCTGTATTACAAAAGTGGATTGACCAATCTATTTCTACTAATACTTCTTATAATCCAAAGTTCTATCCTGATGAAAAGATTCCATTATCGGAAATGTTAAAGCATATTTTGATGGCATATAAGTATGGTATTAAGACGCTTTATTATAATAATACGAATGATGGTGCTGGTGAAATGAGGGTAGAAGAACTGGCGAAAGGTGACACTGACGAAGAAAATTGTGATAGTTGTACTATTTAAAACATGGAAAATATGATATGCAAGATTTAATAATTACACCAGGAACGAAAATTACATTTAATGATCCGCAATGGTGGAGCGAAATTGGTATAGTATGGGAAGTAGAATCTGCTCATCAATATTCTGGTATAGGTGATGGTCTTTTGATTAGACTTAAGGGCCGTAATTATGATACAATAGTGTCTAGAAAAGCATTTAGAATAGTAGAGGAATAATGTCAGTATTTAATATACATAAAGTAGATCATACTAAGCAACTGGCTTTCTTCGGAGAGCCAGTTAACATTGCTCGATACGAATCAGTAAAATATCCAGCATTTGAAAAGCTAACAGAAAGACAATTATCATTTTTTTGGCGTCCAGAAGAAATTGAACTATCACGAGATAGTAAGGATTTTAAGAGCTTAACTACACATGAGAAGCATATCTTTACCTCCAATCTAAAGAGGCAGATTCTTTTGGACTCGGTTCAAGGTAGAGCGCCCTCTCTAGCATTCCTTCCTATTTGTTCTATTCCAGAACTTGAGACTTGGATTCAGACTTGGTCATTTTCAGAGACTATTCACTCTCGTTCATATACTCATATCATTCGTAACGTGTACCCCGATCCATCAGTAGTGTTTGATGAGATGCTTGATATCCCAGAGATTGTAGAATGTGCTGGTGATATTAGTAAGTATTACGATGATTTGATTGCTCAAAATAATATATCTAGTGTAATTGAAACATATAATTATGCGGCTATGCAATATGGTGGTTCTTTTAATCATAAAAAAGCATTATGGCTCTGCCTTAACGCAGTTAATGCTCTTGAAGGCATTCGTTTCTATGTATCATTTGCTTGCTCTTGGGCATTTGCTGAAGTCAAGAAAATGGAAGGTAATGCTAAGATCATTAAGCTTATTGCTCGTGATGAGAATGTCCACCTTGCAGCTACTCAACAACTTCTAAAGATTCTTCCTCAAGAAGATCCAGACTTTGCTAAGATCAAGGAAGAAACTCACAATGAAGTGGTTGATATTTTTGATTCAGTTATTGATCAAGAAAAGACTTGGGCAAAATATTTGTTCAAGGATGGCTCTATGATTGGTCTTAATGAAAAGCTTCTCTGCGATTATGTCGATTGGATTGGTCATAAGCGTATGGGGGCTATTGGGCTTAATGGAAAGTCTATGGGGTCTAATCCTCTACCTTGGACTCAAAAGTGGATATCGGGGGCAGAAGTACAAGTCGCACCACAACAAGGACAAATTACTTCATATATTATTGGTGGTATAAACAAAGATGTGGACGAAAATACTTTTAAGAGTTTTAGCCTATAATGTACTTTATTCCCGAAATTGAAGAGTGTGTTGCTTTCGCTAAAGCATTAAAAGCAACGAAATTGCGAGAAATAGTTATTTCTCCTAGAGAAGGCGATCTACCCTTTTTGTGCCACAAAAACTGTGAGATAAATCCTGTTTTAGGTTATTACATTATAAAAGACAGTCACAACATACTTCACGCATTCAAGCACTCAGTACTTGATATTGGAAATAAACTGGTGGATGTTACTCCAACCCTAGATCAAAGGAAATATAATATTTTTTGTTATGGTACAAACCATACTGAAGAGCATATTACATATGCCGCAAACACAGTCTTTATAAATAGAATAAAGGAGACTGAAATGTTATACTATGTATACGGTCTAATTGATCCAAGAAATAATCAGGTATTTTATATTGGTAAGGGTAAGGATGATAGAGCCCTTTCTCATTTCAGCGAATCTGTGTTATCTCGATCTGGAAATAATAGAAAAAGCGCAAAAATACGAAAATTAAAATCTCTCGGGTATTCTCCTGTTATTGAGTTTTATGCCCAGAATATAGAAGACGAATCTTTAGCATATGACATCGAAAGAACTCTTATCAAAAAATATGGTAGAATTGATTATGATATTGGGGGCATCCTTACAAATATATGCGAAGATAATAGACCGCCCAATCATAAAGGTAAATCTTATGAAGATATATATGGTGGTGGGGCGGAAGATCAAAGAACTAAGCGAAATATATTACAGTCGGCTGCGGGCGGCTGGTTTAAAGGGCATAAACATTCCGAAATAAGTTTGATCAAACTTAGGGAAGCTTCTTCTGGTAAAAACAACGCAAGATATGGTGTAATAGTAAAAGGCACAGAAACTGCCAATAAAATTGGTGCAGCAAATAGAGGAAAAAAACATTATAATAGACCCGGAGTAAAACTTCTATATATAGAAGGACTAAACATATTTATCTATAGCAATGATTTAAAAAAATATTGTATGGAAAATGGTCGTTCATATGCAACGTTTCAAAAACAGTTATCGTTGGGATGGCCTAAAAGTCGTTGGGGGAAGAATATGGATTTATTAATTAGATATGCTACAGAAGGTGAAATTACTTCTTATATTATTGGTGATATAAATAAAGATGTGAACGAAACTACATTTAAGGGATTTAGCCTATAATGAAATGGATTACCTGTAACAGTTGCGAAGAAGAATTTAGAGTCATTTCTGATACTGGACCTTCGGTGGATTATTGTCCATTCTGTGGTTCAGATATAGAATTCGTTGATGAAGATGATTCCGATTCCGAGTATTACTACGAAGAGTGACTTGGTTTTATAATGGGTCTGAATTTGAAGACCCAAATGGCGCATACGGTTTTGTTTATAGAATAACCCACACCACTACTGGAAAACAGTATATTGGCAGGAAATACTTTACCCTGGCCGGAACAAAACAAGTCAATGGTAAAAAGAAAAAAATCAGAAAAGAGTCTGATTGGAAAACCTATTTTGGATCATCAAAATATTTATTAGCAGATATCCAAAAATATGGTAAAGAAGGATTTCATCGAGAAATCCTTAGGTTATGTAAAAACCGATCTGAATGTGCCTATTATGAAACCAAGTTTATTTTTGCTGAAGACGCATTGTTAAATGAAACCTATTATAATTCATGGGTTTCTTGTAAGATAACCGAAGTTCACCTAAAAGCCATATCAAAATAACGCTTGATTTTCTCATAAAAACACTATATAGTACCTATACATTTTGTATTAGGAGGTGTAATATGGATGAAGTTAAGATTTTTAATTTTCCGACAGAAAATGATGGTATTCATGCGGTCGAAGAAAAGCTGTGCGAACTTCTCATCAGATATCGTACCAATCCTAATAATTTAGATCCATTGGAAATTGATTTTATGGATTGGGCAAATAGTGTACTAATCACAAGCGACTTTTAATAAAGGACATATATAATGAATCCAAGTGACTATATCCTAGATACCCAACGCACCAAGACTGAAAATTATTTCGTTGATCCTAGTATTGTAGACATTGTTCATGCCGTAATCGGCATTTCTACAGAGGCAGGCGAACTTCTTGATCCTATTAAGAAGAATATGTTTTATGGAAAGCCTCTTGATCTGGTTAATCTAGATGAAGAAATTGGTGACGTTATGTGGTATGTTGGTATCTACCTACATCACAGGGGAATCTCTCTTGAGAGCGTTTTGGCTAAGAACAATGCAAAACTGCGTGCTAGGTATCCAGAAAAGTTTACCAACGAACTAGCAGAAAATCGTGATTTAGAACTAGAACGAAAGATTCTAGAAGGCTGATATGAATAAGTGGGATAAGCGGTTTCTTGATCTAGCCGAACACATTAGTCAGTGGTCTTATGATCCACGGACGAAAGTTGGTGCTGTAATTGTTGATAACAAAAAGCGCGTTGTTTCTATGGGATATAACGGATTCCCTCGCGGTGTTCAAGACCTAGAGAGTCGGTATGAAGATAGACCAACAAAACATTTATTCGTTTGTCATGCTGAAAGAAATGCGCTAGATAATGCCCCGCATTCGGTTGAAGGATGTACGCTGTATGTCCCTCTACTTCCGTGCAACCAATGTGCGATGTCAATCATCCAAAATGGAATATCTAGGGTAGTAACCTATAGACCAGACCGTGTAGATACATTTAATTGGAATATCACTCTTGACATGTTTAATGAAGCTGGTATTATATTGGAATTGAACTAGGAGATTTTGTTATGAAAGTTAAGATTGGTAAATATCAAAAGAATGCTGGACGTAGAGTCGATGTTCAAATTGATGATCAAGATTTATGGAATGCTGACCATACACTAGCTCTAATTATTCACCCCCTTCTACAAAAGATGGTAAATGCTAAGCATGGTTCACCTGCAGTTGATGATGAGGATGTTCCAGTAGAACTCCGTTCTACCAATTCTGAACCTAAAGAATTCGATTGGGCTATAGATTCAAATTGGCATTCTCGTTGGAAATGGGTTTTGGCTGAAATGACATGGGCATTTGGTGAAATTGTTGATGCTGAATGGGAACATCAATATTTTAGTAATGGGTTTGATCAAGAAGCTTATGAGGCTCATTCTGCTAAAATTGATAATGGACTAAGGCTTTTTGGCAAATATTATAGATCGCTATGGACATGATTGAAAAACTTCGAAAGATACAGGAATATGTAGATATATCAAATGATGAATGGGGAGAATATCTTCAGAGTTTGATTAATATATCTTCGTTTACATACATGATGGGTGCAGAATTTATTTTAGCTATTGATACAGAACTTGATTCTATTATCGAATATATTGATGATAATCTAGAAATTGTAGAACTTGAAGAAATTATCCCACAACGTACAATTAAGCGGTTAACCCTAAAATATAAAGATTAATTTAATGTCAAATACTTTTTTTATTTCTGACACCCATTTTGGGCATGATAAGTGCTGCACGGTATTCAAGCGAGAAGATGGTACTCCACTACGTCCTTTTGCTAATGCCGAAGAAATGGATGAAGCTATGGTTGACCGCTGGAATTCAGTAGTCAAGAAGAATGATAAGGTATACCATCTTGGCGATGTCGTAATTAATAAGAAGTCTCTTCCTATTATGTCTCGTCTAAATGGTGAGAAACGTCTGATTATGGGCAATCATGATATTTTTGGTTCAAAGGAATATCTAAAGTATTTCTATGAAGTCTCAGCATATCGCGTATTTGTCGATCAATTCATTCTAACTCATATGCCTCTTCATCCAGATTGTGTTTCTGACCGATTTAAGGTAAATGTTCATGGACATCTACACGCAAATCGTATTACAATTGAAAGAGAAGTGTATATGCCGGGTGGATGCTATATGACCATGTATGATAATGATCCACGATATTTTAATGTATCTGTAGAACAGATCAATTATACACCAATTTCTATCGATGATTTGAGGAAGGCTATTTCGTGAGCAAATATACAAATGATCTTACTGCTGAACAGTTAATTTATTTTATCGCTAATGATTGTGTTGAACTATCTCATGATAAAATTGTTTGGCAAAGAGATGATCATATGAAGATTTGTCGTGAATGGCTTCTTCATAATATCATGAATAACATTGAGCCTGATACTAGTGTTGAAATTTATGTTAAGGATGATTTTTAAATGAAACCCCTGATCCATGCTAAGATTTCTGCCAAGCGTCATGGTGGAATTCCAGAGGATTATCTACCAATCCACAACTTTATTGATCAGTCTAAAGTTGCGATGCCTGATGTTAGACATAGAGCAATTCTTCATTCTAGCTTAGGGTGTTATTTAGCTGAACAAGTATTTGGTGTTTATATTACCAACACCCAAGGAAAAGATGTTTCTGTACGCGATGTAGCGGAAGAACATATTCAAGATGATCTAGGTTTTATTCCAACCGTGGAGCGTTGGCTTAGAGATTTGCCGCTTGAACCTTGGATGAGCGGAACCCACAAACGAACTAAATCTGAAAACATTGATTAGGAGATATATTATGATAAACTTTACAGATATTACTAATAAGATTAATGATATGAATGCTGAGCTTGAAATTATGCGTAAGTCATATCAAGAAAAGCTTCAGTCAGAATTTAAGAATATTACTAAGGCATTCTTTGAAGAAGTTCCTGTACAGGCTGTAGCTTGGACCCAATATACACCTTATTTTAATGATGGTGATGACTGTGTCTTTAGCGTAAATGAACCTATCTTTATTCTAGAGGGGTTTGAGCCTGAAGATGTTCTGGATGTTTATGAATATGAAGATGATGATCTATATGTTAAGGCAGAACTTTGGGGTTCTTGGACTAAGGAATATTACGAAAAGCATAATCCAGAAAAATATGCGGAATACCTAGCAACCCAGGAAAAGTATCCTGGTGTAACAGAAAAATGTGAAGCCTTTAAGACTGTCATCCAGAAAAATCCAGAAATTCTTGAACAAGTTTTTGGTAATCACGTTCAAGTTATTCTAACTAAGGATGAGAATTACGTAAACGAATACGACCACGATTAAACAAAAAAAGGGGAAGGCCGAAGCCTTCCCCAAGTTAATCTAGATATTTTTATTTATCTTGATTGTAGTTATATTCTATTTAGTATTTATTAAACTTAGACATAAAATCGCATGAGCCATAAAAAAGAAACACCAAATAAAGAAGAATTGCAAGAACAATATAACCAATCTGGGGTATCTATTTCCGAATTGGCTAGAATCTATTGTACTTCCAACCCAACTGTGCGAAAATGGTTGATTGATTATGGCATTGAAAGAAAGAGCCATAAGGAAGCTTCTCAACAAGCCAACAAGAAAAATGCAAAGTCTAGAATTTCTGAAAATAGTTTGTTGAAACTGTCGGATAAAAATTGGTTATTTGATCAAAGAATTATCCAAAGAAAATCAATTGAAAATATTGCAGAAAGTCTTGGGATATCTATAGCGCCCGTAACTAAGTGGATAAAGTATCACAATATTCCTCATATCAGGTTAAATGAATCTGAACACACTACCAAGATGCTTTTAGGAAATAAAGAATATATTCAAGACATATATGACAAAGGAAACAAACTTCAAGAAATTGCAGACCTTCTTGGAACATCAAAGGCTACTGTATCTAAATTTATGCAAAAACATGGTATTATAACAAGAAATCCTAATTCATATGAACGAAATCATAAGAAAATTTCTATAGGAGAACTTGAAGTATTAGATTATGTGAAAAGTATCAGACCAGACTTGAATATTGTCTCTAATGGTGTGGGATATATTGGTAAAGAATTAGATATATTAATTCCTGAACTAAAGTTTGCAATTGAATATAATGGGTTATATTATCATACCGAAGAATTTAAAGAAAAACTACTACACTTTAATAAGACTAACTTGTGTGCTGACAGAGGTATCTTTCTTCTTCATGTGTGGGAAGATGATTGGAAATTTCAGAAAGATAAAATTAAGTCTATGATTTCCAACAAACTACAGGGGACAAAAGAAAAGATCTTTGCGAGGAAGTGTGAAATTAAAGAGATAATTCCACATATAGCCAAAGACTTTGCAAATAAAAACCACATTCAGTCCTACTCAAAATCTTCTGTTAATCTCGGCTTATATAATCAAGGTTCTCTGGTTGCAGTAATGACATTTAATAAGCCAAGATTCAACAAAAAATATGATTGGGAATTGGTTAGATATTGTACTATTTTAAATACTAATGTCGTTGGAGGTTTTTCTAAACTTTTATCTTATTTTAGAAAAAGCTTTTCAGGAAGCATTGTGTCATATGCCGATAGAAGCTATTCTGATGGAAATGTTTATATAAAGAATGGGTTCAAAAAATCACACGAAAACCCACCATCATATTGGTATGTAATTGACCATTATTCAAAACGAGTACCTAGAACACAATTTACAAAATCCAAACTAAAAGACTTTGATCAGAATATGTCAGAGAAACAAATAACAAAATTGTTGAATATCGGAAAAATATGGAATTGTGGTACAATAACATTTGTGTTAGAATAGCTATATTATATTCAGCTTGTTGCTCTAATTTTAGATATATAATTCTCCATAAAAAAGGGTGGTAAGTTTCCCTACCACCCCTATTTATATAAAAGTTATAAAAGTATATATTTTATAGGATATTATTTACCAACACGCGGCGGTAATAAACGTTTACATTTTGTACTAGTGTACCGTCTGAACCGTTTGCACCACGTGAGAATGGGTTAGCAACAACTCCGTAACGAGTCTTGAACCCAATCTTTGGTTGGAATGAGTCTTGTCCAACTGCACGAACCATTTGTAGTGGAACGTATGGGCAGTAGAATAGACCTGCGTCGAATGCTGATGCACCCTTATAACCAACAGTCATATAATGACCACCAGCATATGGGTCAACATAAACGCGAATGCGTCCGTTTAGAATACCGGCGAAGGTATTGCCAGTGTCATCAACTTGTAGGTTGTTTGAGTTTAGAGCAGGAGCGTAATCTAGAACGCCAGCCATTTGTAGAGCAGAAGCCACATCTGAAGAACAGATTAGGATATTACCCTTACCACGACGTGTATTCTTGGCGATTAGGTTAGCTTCGCGTTCAACTTGGAACATTAGACCCTTGAACTTTTCAACTGACCAACGTCCGTTTGAGTCAACGTCTAGATCGAAAGTACCGGCTGATGTAGTATCAGCAGCACCGGCTGTAGCTGTTAGGTTGATTGTACGAACAATTTCGCGGTTGATTTCTGACAGAATTTCAGCAGATAGAATTGTTGAAAGTTCTGTTTCGGCGTCTAGACCATGGATTGCCTTTAGGTCTTGTGCTAGTTCGATTGAATACTCAGCCTTTAGAGCGCGTGACTTGGCAGAAACAGTGACCTTATCGATTGAGAAGGCCATTTGATTGAAGTCAAGGTTAGCACCACCAGAAGTACCTAGAGCTTCGGCAACGGCTGTGTTAGCACCACCAGCGAAGTTATATGTAGTATTGCTGCCTGAAACAACAGTTGAAGTGTTAACAGCATAGATACCACCCCAGTTACCAGCGGTGTTACCAACAGCTTGTGAGCCATTAAGAGCGCCCATGCCATATGTTGATTGTCCAGTGTTGGCTTCATAGTAGAATGCGTTTGCACCTGACTGTGAGTCATACTGTGGACGTAGAGCAAAGATTAGGCCGGTTGGACCTGTCATTGGCTGAACGCCGCAGATGTCATATGCGATTAGGTTTGGTAGAGCACGACGTACTAGTGAGATAAGTACTGGATCGTAGTTAGCTGAACCGCCGGTTAGTGATGTTGGAGAACCACCAGTTGTTTCAAGTAGTGAACCGAAAGATGATCCGCCTTCTTGAGCCATAGCAGCTTCTGTATTTTCTAGAAGCTGAGCGGTTACAGAACGCTTGTGTGAGTCAGTAATTGGAGCAAGCTCAGAGTGCTCAATTAGTGGCTTCCACTTCTTTTGAATTTCCTCGTTTAGATACATTTTTCTCTCCCTTTTCCTTATTGGGTCAATTATATTTATAGAAATTTAGTTTTTGACTTGTCTAGATACGGCTTGAATATAAGCAGCCATTGGACCGGTTGCAGAATCTGATACTTCTTCATCATCATATCCAACTTCTTCTGTTAGTGTAGTAATTGAAGTTGACTTTTGTGATGATGGGAAGTAAGTTTCTTTAATGATATTGATTTTCTTTTCAAATTCTTCTACAGTTTGGTAAGAAATACCTTCTGCTAGATCACGAAGCTTTTCAGCTTGTGTCTTTGCTAGTCCTTCTACCGCTGTTGAAAAAATTTCTTCTACTTGAAGAACTTCTGTTTCTTCTTGTAGAGAAATGTTCTTTTCGATTTCTTCATTTAGACGAAGCTCTAGTTCTTCAATCTTTTCTACCATTTCAGCAACTACATCGACCTTAGTTTCTGGGATGTCGATATAATTTGCTTCAAATAGACTCTTTAGGCCAGACATAAATTCTTCTGCCATTTCGTTCTTTAATCCGGTATCAATAGCTACTTGGTTCTCTTCAATCCACTGTTCAACGGCATAAGAGAGATACTTATCTACATTTTCAACAATTTCTCCACGAATTGATTCTACTGATTCTTCAAGACGTGTTTCAAATTCTTCTTCTAGACGAGCAACTTCTGAAACTAGGCGAGCACTAATTGCCGCTTCGAATACTACAGTTGCCTTTTCCTTTAGTTCTTCTGATAGCTCATCACCACCAAAAATTTCTTCTACGTCTTCCTTAGCAACTACTGAAGTTGGTGAAAGGCGAATTTGCCCCCTTTCACCCTTACCGGTTGTTGTATTATGTGTTGTTGGAGCAGAACCACCAGCGTTTGCTAGTTTTGCGCCAGTTACTGGGTCTGCGTCTGAAACTGAAATGCGCAATTGTGAACCTTCTCCACCAGACTTATCGGCTGCACGAGTAGCTGAACCAGAAGCGCCTTGAAGACCCTTATAAATGTTACCTAGAGCGCCCTTATCTAAACCACCAATATGATTCATGATGGCGCTAAGTACTTCAGACTTTGTTGAAGAAGAATAGCTTGATTCTCCAGCACTCTTGTCAGCAGAACGTGATGAATCCCCAGATGCATACGGATCAGCAGTATGGCTGATGCCGTCTGATGCAGTCACTTCATCTAGAGTTTCCGCACTAATATTTTTCTTACCTGCCATTTTAACTACTCCTTTTGGAAAGATTATTAATTATTTATATAAATTGTTTTTTTAAGATTTATTATAGTGTACGAAGGAAACGCTCAAAAAGTCTTATCTTTTCTTCATTAATTTTCTTCATTGAAGACTTTGCGATATGTTCTTTTTGAATTTCCAATTCTTTCATTGCTTTCCAGTTTCCTGATGCTGCGTCATAGACCCAGTCTAGACCTTCAACAACAGATTCAACATAGGCAATATGTGCTGATGGATCAGCGACAATATCAGCAGCGGTTGCTAACATGAAGTCTTCTCCAACTTCCATGATACCATCTTTTCTTCTAGTTACTGTACCCATACCACGAGAAGAAACGCCAAGTTTACCCCCAGATTCTAGAAGACCCTTTACGATGTCTCCCATTGGGGTTTCTGTAATCTTAGCTTTACCGATGAAATTAGAACCTTCTTGATGAAGGCTTGTGATAATGTGTGAGACACGATCAAGATTAATTGTTGGACCAGCAGGATGGCCTAGTTCGCCATATGCTCTATTTTCCTTAATGTAATTCTTAGTATATCTTGCAACTTCTTTAGCTAGAATTCGGCTTTCATAAATTCTACCATTTCTATTTGGAATATCCCCCATTAGGAATGGTCCCTCAATGTAGAAATTCTTCTTGCCGTCTTCTCTGGCTTCCTTGATGATTGAAACGTCTTCTAATGTTTCGCAAATAAGCTTCATCGTTTTATCCTTACCAAGTAGATGCAATAGTGGATGATTGCTTAGCAACATTTAGAATTAATGTTGCCGTAGTAGATGTAGTATTTACATTAAGATTTGCGCCAGCATACCCACCAAGAGAAATGCCCATAGAATTTAAATCCCAAACGCCTTCGTTGTTTGAAGTTTGAAAGATTAGATTTGAACCAATTGAAATTGTCCAAGGACCAGTCCAAAGAATTTTAGTAACAGCAAGTCCAGTTACTGTTTCTACTGAACTGTTTGGAACGGCAAATGAATTGCAGCTATATGTACTATTGGCTACATCTAAAGTTACTGCATGTCCTAATGATCTATTTTGAATAATTGCCATTATACTTTTCCTCCAGCATCAGGATGACCGGCCATTGGATCTTTTTGGCCTTCATTGTTCTTTGAGCCAGACTTAATATGCTTGTAAACAGATTGTAGACATTCTCTGCTTTCGCCAAGCTTTTGCTTAGCCCAATCTTGTAATTCTGGATTTTCACCAAGAGAATCATGAAGTTCTGCAGCTTGTAGTGCGATCTTCTCTAACATCTCCTTAATAGAATTGCCTTTAGCCATAGGAACAGGTTGGCCATGTTGAATATGTGATGTTGGATCAATCGAACCTGCTGTTGGCCCACCACCACCAGAACTTGGGCTATCTGAAGAAGCGGCTTGAGAGTCTTCATCTAGTGCTTCTTCTCCCATAGCTTGTTTGGTTGCTGTAGCATACATAACGTCCTTCCAGCGATCACCATACTTGGCTTTGAATTCAGCAGTCTTATCCTTCATTGCCTTAACAACTTCTTCGCGTTTCTTCTTTTCTGGAGAAGACATTTTTTCTTCTGGAAGATCAGACTTATCAGCTTTTCTTGTCTTATCTTTGGCTACATTAGAACCATTAAATTGCGCATCATCAGCTACAGGGTGTAGATGCTTCTTTACAATATGAGTCTTCCAGAAAGCCTTTTCGCCTTCTGGTTTTGGCTCATAATATTTTGCCTTTGGGTCTTCTACTTCTTGAAGATCAGTATTATTCTGAGTCATCTGTTTCCTCTGAACTTGGATTAAACATGGATTGGCCAACATATTCTCTACGGAGTTCTAGAGCATCTTGAATCTTACTTGCCATAATATCGTCTACAGCAGCTTTTACACTCAGATGATCCTTATCCATGATATAATCTACAATATTGTCTGTCGTATAAGGCATAATTAAACTCCTAATTTTATAATCTATTTAGTATTTTTTGCTTTTGCCTTTAGTAAAGGCTTCTTCCAGTCGAAGTACTTTTCAGGCATATTTCTTGTATATGGACCACTTCCTGCGTTAACAATCTCTGTTCTTACGGGATCACCACCACTTGTAGCTCTACCCCCAACACTATGCTTTACTGGTGGTTTAGTTGATTTCGACTTAGTGTTGCTCTTTTTAGGAGTTTCTTTTTTTTCTGGTGGTTTTCTTTCGGCTTCAGCTTGGGCCTCTTCATCTTCTTGTGCTTGCATTTGAGCAAGAGCACTTAATGGAAATATTTCTTCAGATTCCATTTGCTTTTTCATAGTAGAAATGTCTTCTTCAGATTGCATTAGAATGTTCTTCTTAATCCATTCTTGAGAATAGAAGATTCCTACATATGGGTCTAATAGTTGAAGTGTACTAAGTCTTTCACGAAGAATTTCAGCATCTTTCAATTCAGAATGATAATTGTCTTTCTTGAAATTGAAGTGAATCTTATTCTTGAAATTTTCCCAATCTTCTGATGTAATAATTGCCTTCAATAGTAGTTGCTTTTCTAAAGCTAACATAAACAATTGAGAGAATCTGATATGAAGGCGGTTGATATACTTTTGGAACTTTAGTTCATCTTGAGTAATTTCGGCTGCGCGTCCCATATTAAACCCAGTAGAATCTGAATCGATTCTTGACATAGGAACATTTAGAGACTTATAAAGTTTCTTTTGGAAGTAATTAACGTCGGAAAGCTCGCCTAGATTTTGCCCAGATGGTAATGTTGAAATTTCTGTACCACGACCACCTTCACGACGAGGTAGCCAATAGTCTTCAAGCATTGTCATAAACTTTCTGTCGTCTCTTACTTCACCTGTTGTGGCGTCATATACTAGACGATTCTTATGACGAGTCATCATATCCTTAACATATTGTTCAGCCTTCATCTTTGGAAGGTTGCCTACGTCAATATAGAAAATACGACGCTCTGGTGCGCGAGAAATACGATAAATTACTGTTGCGTCTTCCAACATACGAAGTTGGTTTAGTGGCTTAATTGCCTTGTGAAGATAGCCTAGAACTAGACGATTGTCTTTATCCATAAGACCAGATGTAACTTGAACAATGGAGTCCTTAGAAATTCTTATTCCTTGATTATCCATACCGGTAGCAGTAGCACCACGGAAACCGCGTTCATTATACATATAAAATTCTTGTGCGGTAATATTGACAAACGTATTGCCGCGACGTTCTCTTTTGATTGCTTTGATTTTTCTGATAGTTCTAGGATCGATATATCTCAATTCCTGAATACCAGCACGAGGATTTGTTTCATCAATCATTACATGGTAATATAGTCTACCATCAATATACCAACGTCTGAATACCTCATAGCCATAATTATTGATGTTCAATAATAGTGCTACGTTATTCCATTCTTCTATGATTAAATTTTTGATGTTTGTAGATACGTCTAAATTGTCTAAATTAATATCTACAATTTCTTGATTATCATCTTTAACAATTGCTTCATTCACAATATCATCAATTGCACCTTCACATTCTGGTTGAATAGACATTTCTCTATACTTAGAAACAAGTTCTGCTTCAGTTTTAGCAGAACCTTCTAAATCTAGATAAGTGCCATATGCACCACCAGCAGATACGTTAAGAGCACCGTCGTCTGACACCACAGGTGCAAACGACGGTATATTCTTATTTTCTTCTTGTCTTCTTTTTATTTCAAAACCAAAAAGTTCAAGTCCGGCCATTAGAGCCTCCTACCACAATAACAAAATATTAATTCAATAGTATTTATCCTTGGTTATTAAAGGCTGCTCCAAAAGCACCACCCTGAACAGTCCAACTATCATATTCAAATGTTACTGTGAAATCTTCGATTTGGTCTGTTTTGTCCCAACCTAGATCGATTGTAGAAATGTTCTTTGGATATAACCCCTCGAAGGTATATGTACGCAATACATCACCAGCCTTTGAATATTGTGTGATTGTTGCATCGGTCTTATATGATGCCACATTTTCTCCACTCAATCTTACGTTACCATTCATGCTGTTGATTGAGTTTGACCAATTTTCTAAAGCATTTCTGATCTTGAAATCTTCGTCGTTGATTACTGTAACGTCCCAAGTTGGGAAAGTGCGATCACCAGCCATCTTTACTACACGGCCAAAATATGGAATACCAATTGTTCCCAAATTTGATGGTGGTAAAGTTGAACTTTTTGCTAGAATTGGAACTTTTCTAAAATCAACTGATACACCTGATGGGGATGTTAGTTGAATTGAGAATAGAGTTGGTCTAGCGCCGCCATATACTAGACCACTCTTGAAATCGTTTACATTAAAACTTTGTGCCATTGTTGTTCTCCTATTTTTTTATTTATTAAATTGACGCAACAATTTCAGTAAAGTCAACACCAGTTCTAACTGCAACAAAGTTTAGTTGGATGAAGTTAATCGAACGTGCTGGTTGGATATAGATGTCTCCAACAAACTGATTAGAATCGATAACTTGTTGTGTATTATTTGTTGCATCACAAACAACTTTGAATGCAGTAATTCCTCTACGCCCTTGTACATCACGAAGATATGGTGTGATTAGATTTACGAATTGTGCTCTTGTGAAATCATCATTAAATTCGAATAGTGAACTTTGAGCAGCAATAGAAATTGCTTTTTCTACTGTTAGGAACAATCTACGAACATTGATACGATCAAATGCAGATGGACGCCCAATTAGAGTCTTATCACCATAAAGGATTGTTCCTTGTCCTGGGAATGTGACAACTGGATTTACACCAGCCTTATATAGAGCATCACGCTGTGTTTGGTTTGGATTATAAGCAAGCTTGATTACATTGTTGATTTGCCCACGAGAGAAACCGGCGGGTGACCACCAAGGATCATTGTTGAAGTCTGTACGAACGCATGTACCAGCAATATCACCATTTAGAGGAACCCAACGGTACTTATCATTATACTTATCATACTGATACTTATATCCAGAATCCATTACTGCGTATGATGATGCAGTAGCTAGAGTTCCAAGGAAGTTGATTACATTTGTGGTAGCATCACCGCCTGCTTGTTGAACCACAGCATCAGCCTTAGCTGGGGAAATGAATGCAACGCAATCTTTACGATAGTTTGCAATGTTTCCAATGATGTAGTTAGCGATTGTTGCATAACTTGTACCACTTCCAGAAGGTGTTGTGCTTTCCGCTGTAACACCACGAGCTTTACCAGCCAATACTAGAGAAACCGTTACGTCTTGAGAAGACTTAAAGAAATCGTATCCATTAGTAATAGTTGATAGAGAACATGTGCTTTCAGAAAGCCCATCATTACCATTTGTAAATGTTTGTGTAAATGGACTTGGGTTTGTTGATGAAGTTACTGCAGTTGAAAGAGCCGATGCAGCACCTGATCGATCAGATACAGCCCAAATGTAATTTGAATTATTATTCAATACTGTTTTATAATAATTTGTGGCACCTTGATCTGTCTTAGCATCGGTTGCTCTAGATAGAGCCTCGAATACTTCAAGAATTGTTCCTGGCTTACCGGTAAATGCACCATTTTGGTCTACTACAACTACGTGGAGTGTATCGACAGCAGTTAGACCCTTAACTGCTAGATAATGTGAAGTTGTTGGGGCTGCACTAACTTTATTGTAATATTCCCAATATGAAGTAGTTGATGCTTGAGTTAGAGTCCCTGAGTATGGTAGGATAATTGGATCAGCAAGATTTAATGTTGCGTATTGTGTGAAAGCATTAGCTCCTGAACCAGCAACTTCAATATTGGCACTTACGGTATATCCTGTAACCTTAACAGTTTGAGTCCCAATTGTAGTATTTCCAATAGTAATGATATCACCATTAGTAATAAAGTTTGATAGAGCTTGAAGACCAGCATTTGCAGTACCAGAAACACCGTTTGAAGTTAATGTAACTGTAGCAGAGTTTGCTCCCGCAACAACAGAAATATTAAATGATGTTGCTGAATTTGAAGCTGCTGAGTTTACAGTAGCTACTGATACTATTTGGGAGAATGCGTTTACACTATCGCAGACAGAAATCTTTAAGCTATTTCCTAGAGCGCCTGGATACTTTGCTAGATAAGCAATACTTGATGATAGAGATGCGCTTTGATTGTTAAAATCGTCTGAGTTTAGAACAACTACGTTTGCGGCAGATGCTGTATTCGCAAATGCGTTATAAGCATTATTTGCTGGTACAGAACTTCCAGATTCAACAGAACGCACTACATATAAGCTATTGCCATATGATAGGAAGTTTGCTGCTGTAAAGAATGTTTCGTAGTTTGAATCTGTTGGATTGCCAAAAATTGATGTAAGATTGACTTCAGAATTTACTAATGTTCTTACATTAGCTGGACCCCAAGCAAAAATACCAGCTAACGCGCCGGTTGTGGTAGATACTGCTGGAACTACTGTTGTTAGATCAATTTCGCTAATATTAACGCCTGGGCTGACTTGAATTGCCATTTCTCTCTCCTTTATGTAAGAAACTAAATAATCTTATCTCGATATTATTTATAAAAAACAAATCTTAGAAATAATCTTTATGTGGCCCAAAGTCTAAGTCATAAAACGGATCAGCTTTCCATTCAGCATGTTCGTCATCTCCAAAATCCATCATTCCAAAAGGAAGCATATCATCATCCAATAATGCATTATTATCTTGAACTAAATTGCTTCTAACATCAGTATCGGTCAATTCTTTAAAATATGATTGGTTAACAAGCCACGCAAACAATACACAATTATGAACCAAAGTGTTGTTAACAACAAAGTTATGGTTGCCCTCAACTTCAATATCATACAATTTGCTTTCCAGCCCCATTTGATTTCTATAAAAAACATTTGCCTTTACAATACTATAATCCAAATAAGAATTGTTTATAGGTTTTAATTCTATTGTTCTATAATTTTCTGGAATTTTATATTCCATATTCTTACATACATAAGGAGCGATTAAATCAAAAAAGGTTTTACTACTTTCAGTTCCTATTCTTAGTCTATATTGCATAGGAGATTTTTTTATGTTTATTATACTAGAATTTATATTGAATTTTTCAAACAAAACTTCTTTTAATAATAAATGATCTTCGTATGAAAATGAATCGGTACAAAGTTCTACAGAATAATTTATGCAACCTTTTGATAATTTTAAATGTCCGTCATCCATATACCAAAAAGCTAAACTAATTTCGTCTATCATCTTATAGATGTTTTTTATAGTTTTTTTCCCGTCAATATACATCAACTCACGCAATTTGTGTGTTTGTTCTGTCGTATTAAATTCTAATCGAGATTGGTTCTTTTTATTGTACGTTAAGTTTCCTCCCAATATACTTTGTATATACCGAGAATACTCATTTTGTTTTTCGCCATGAGCAGTTGAAAATTTCCCCTTTCTGTTAATATGTCCATCACCCAATTGTATACCCAATATAACAGAAACTTGATCTTTGTTATAACTTGGGTTTAAAGTTTGAAATCCATGTTTTTTTGTATTAGGAAATTTGACAATATATTTTCCATCTAATTTGTCGGCTTCTAAATATTCAATTTCTGGATTGAATATATCACTTACTGTAGCGCATTTATGATCTGTAGTACAAATAAGTCGCTTTCTTCCTGAGGCAGCTTCTCCTAATGTAATCCAGGTCTTTTTATTTTTTCCAGAATTCTCTTTAGCTGAATGGCCAATTACAGATTTCCATTCAAATTCTCCCGCTGCATTTAAGGATAGTACTTTTCCGGTATACTTATTTTCAACAACCCATCGCATGGTTTTTTGGCCATCCTCAGTTTCAATCATATTAGACCCATGAATACAGCACATTACGAGGTCATCATGATGACCCTCTTCTGCTTCATATGAGGCTTTATTTTCAATAAATCTTGCCATCTCATATAGAAGATCATAATCATTAACAATGAGTTTATCGCTCTCTACTAGAGTCTTAAAGTTACCACAACCAATTCTTTTTACTTGCCTTGTTGTTCTAACACCAAACTGTGGTTTAGATTTTCCTCCACCAGAACCAAATCCACCACCAATTTTTTGACCGGCTCTACCTTTGGTTTGTGTTACAATAACACCATCATATTCTAAGTCCATATGTAGAATATCTGCGACTTGTTGTCCAATATCATTAGTTTCTATAAGAGCTAATGCATTATTGTAATGTGTTGATACTTGATGAATAATATTTGGGTAAAGTAATGGAGAGATATCATTAGCTCTAAATTTGGCTACGATATTATATGGAACTTGTGTTACATCAAAGACAATAAATGCAGAATAATCGATATCTACACCACGAGAAGTATCTACTACTGTAATATACTTTTTATTTTTCTCTGGGTTCTCATAGACATCTACACCACCCGAAGTAAATAGTGGGGTTCTATATGTCAATTGTTGAAGTTTTTTTCCATCAATTAGTGTATTAGAAGAGCCTAAGAACTCACAATTATGAGAAACTATATCATTACTGTAATATAAATGGTCTTTTCCAGAATTTACAATATCATAAAGAAAAATTTGTTTTTTTATGTTTCTTTTAGATACGACAAAACAACCTCCGTTTTTAGTGGAGATTTCTGTTTTTTTGTCTAAATTTTTAGCTTTTACTATACCATCAATAGTTAATATTGGATGATCTTCAGAACACTTAAGTTCTTTTCCATTTGAAAATTTTAAATGAACATATTGGGGTTTTGTGATTTTGTTTACACCAAGAAACGTTTCATATCCATTTGGCGTAAGAATTTTTAAATTCTTTTTATTTAACACTACTGTTTCAGGAAGTTTAGACATTCTTCTACTACTTTTTCTGGATTTTTGATATAATCATCTTCTTTTAAAAACTTTTCAACAATATATTTTGGTAAATCGGTATTGGTATTAATAAGTTTTGCATTTTCTGATTTTGTTCTAGATTGTATGTTATGTTTTTTGAACAGTCTCATAATTGGCTGTCTGTCAATATATCCATAATGTCTGCCAATTTCGTCAAGAGTCATTAATTTATCAAAATAAAGATATTCAAGCTCACTTTTTGTAATAATTTTAGTTAATGCTTTCTTTGATAAGCTCATCGTATAAATCTCCTATGGTTTGTTCTTGATTGTTTATATAAACAAGAGTTTCAGAGGAAAAACAATTAAATTCTTGATCGAATTGGCGTTCTGATGTGTTGGATATGGTTTCGTCTTTCCAGACATCGTCCCGACCAGGAACATCAGACCAATGTACAGAAACTCTTTGATATCGGTTTCTTCCCTCTTCAGAATCTGTCCAAATCTTATAGAACATATTCATTCCGTTTGGAGTAGATGTAATCAATACCTTAGAGGATTGACCAGACGAAATTGTAGGATATACTGAGGCGAAGAATTCTTCTTGTAGATTATTTGGAACGAACGCAAATTCATCAAGATAAATTAGGTTAAACGAACCCCCACGAATAGCGGATGATGATGTTGAAGATGATAGAATCTTCGAACCATTTTCTAATTCAATATTACCTTTATTCCATTGGATAACCCCCTGTTGCAACCACTTAGGTAAATGCTCAAAGGCAAGCTGAATACGAGATAGAATTTCTCTTGACTGTCTTTCTTTATTTGCTAGAATGGCAATAGAGAAACTATCTTGAAAAAGAATATACCATAGAAGAAGCGCGGCCACTGTGGTTGTGTTGTGGCTTAGAATGCCATTAGAGTAAAATCTATGGTCTTCGCTATCAACGGTAATATCAAACATAGGTTCTATAATATCAGTCTTATAACATTCTATTACTAAATCTGAACCATATTCTGTTGTAATCTTTGTATTATGTGGAATACAATTTTCAATAAAAATTTCTTCCATTTTGTCATTGAAAATAATGTGCTTATCTGCACATTCTAAATATAACCCACGTTCTGTTTTAATAATCCAACGTTCATATTCCACAGTTTTATGAATAGCAGATATATCTTGCCACCCAGAATCTGTCCAGATTTCATATTCATCAATATCTACACTATCTATGAATTTTCGTTCTACTGTATCAGAAATTTTATGCATTCTTCCAATACCTTCTCTCGGTTTTTCTTGTACTCAAATTCTGATACGTGTAGAAGCATGTATCCTGAAAATAGTATTTGTTCGTCTCTTTCTTTTTCCCCAGTTGGATTTGCAACTTGTTCATTATGCCAATACGTTCCATCAAATTCTATAATCTTTTGTGCTTTGATGAGTGATTGACAACGAGTTTCGTTCCCCGGAAATTGTGCTTTATACTCAGTTACAGTCATATTATGCTTCCTCAGTAAATGTGAGTGAAGTTCCTTCATCGATGATTGACAAAGCACGCATACGACTTTCGATTGATCTTGCATATAATTCGCCTACTGTAATTGTTTCTTCGATTAGTGTTTTTTTATTTCTAATCTTTACAGTAGTGTTTAATGAAAAACATTTACCAACCTGACGAGGCATTTTAGCAATAACGAATCTGTTATTGATAGAAGTCAAAACCATCTTTTCTTGGAAAGGCCACAATTCAAACGGAATAAGACCTTTATCAATATTTACAATTTTGATATATGTTTTAATAAAGTAAATTGGGTCTTCAGAACACTTAAGATATTCTTGTAATTGTTCACCATTCCAACCAATATTTACACCAGCTTTTTTTAGGTTTTTATTGCCTAAGTAAACTGTATTATCAATTGCCATTTTTACCTCTTATCATATCAAGAAGCTCTTTAGTGGAACCAACAAACAAATTTTGGTTTATTGTTCCTGGAGATTCAGGCTTATCTTCTTGTCTTAATTCTTTTTTAGTTTTGTGAAGGTCTAACAAATCTTTATTGGCGTCTCTCATAGTATTAAGAAGATTAGCCACGACTTCAAATGCTCTTGGGTGCTGAGATTGTTTAGCAATAGAAAGAATTTCATCTAAAGCATCTTTTGTAGTTGCGATTGTGTCATACATCATACTTCGAACATAATTAACATCCGTTTCTGCTTCAGTATCACCTTCTTTTGGTTCTTGATAAATCACCACACCATTCTCTCGTACCCTCGGAGTAATATTGAGAATATTTGCTATGTGGTCTTTTTTATTGTCTTCATCCATTTATATCACTTGTAAATGTTGTAATAAATCCATAATTAGAATTGGCTGATATATTAGCCTGCGGTATAGAATTCGCAAGAAGTGATGTTGGATTTCCATTTGCATCAACTCCCGGTATAATATTTATACTTTCCTGAACAGTGTTTCCTGGAGGAATTATAAAGTTTACATTGATATTTTTGATTACTGTTCCAGAAGAAATGGGACCATATAGATATGCCTTTATTGAAAAATCTAATGTCCAAATAACAAACTCTTTAGATTCAAATCCGCCTTCATATTGTTCATCTTGTCTAACTGAATTTAGTGTAATAGGTATTGTTATAGGCCCATAATTCATTTCTGGAATCAAGTCTACCGACACATTAAGAACTGGGGTGAAATATGGAATTATTTGTTCTACAATTCGCAATGCATCATCAGTATTTCTTGTTATTATAGAGAGCCTAAAATTAATATTATATGGAACAGGATTCAATTGAGTTTTTAATGTACCGGTAGTACTTCCTCCTGTTGTAGATTTTCCAATACTGTTTAATTTTCTATCGGAATCATATTTAAAATCTGTGATTTCAAATGCCATTCTTGGATAAGTATACGAGATTGGACGAAGCAAATCTGGATTCTCTGCTGCTCTAGTAAGATATCTTTCTTTTGGACCATATTCAACAGGAACATTTAAAATTTGCACTTCTGTATTAGAACTATCGACACGAGAAATTTGAATATCGTTGAATAATGATCCAAACAATATTACATAATTTCTTACAAGACCATGATACCAATTAAATCCTAACATTATGTGTCACCAAATGGGTTGCTTACGTTGAAGTTTATTATAGAGTCTTGAGTTCCTAAGAAATCATTCTGAGCTAGAGGATCAGTAATCTTAATATTTCCACTTTCAGCATCAATATATATTCCATCTTCAGTAATAATATTTGTTTGAGATTCTGTATCTAATCTATCTGGTAGTATAGCTGTAGTATATTTCTTTTCGATTTTATCAATATCTTCAATTCCGGTATTGAGAGACTCTGCAGAATAATTGAAGCGTTCACACTTAATATCAAAATAAGTTAGACCGCCAGACTGATAGAACGTAGATTCATGTTCAACAAACTTGACTTCGAATATTGTATTTGGAATAGAGAAGTAAATTAGATCGCCTTCTCTAGGACGAATTATATCATAAACAGAACCAATTTCTTCTTGGAATCTAGTTCTTGAGCAAGCAAAAGTGATTTGGTCAGCCATAGAAATACCAAATTTTGACATAAGATCGCCATCGCCTTGCCAACCCTGGAAATTCTTAATATACATTTCAATATGGATTGCATTATTAAACTCTGATGTCGGATCTTCTAAAAATAGTTTATCGACATTTGGAGTCGTTCTTGGCATGTAGATCAAATCTACACCATGAATCTTGATCATTTCGATAGCAAGACTATCAAATAATTTTTGTTCCGAGGCGAAAGATGTTTGGTTAAAAAAGAATGATGTTGTTGGCATATAATATCCTTAGTTGTATTATAATAAAGTGTACAATCTAGCCAATCATTATATCCGGTGGGAATGAATAACTATTGATCATTTCTTTTTCTAGTGCTGCAATTTCGTCTGTCGCTTCCTTATAGATTTGAGCACCATTAAATTTTAATCCTCCAGGAAGAGCAACACCAGTATACTTGCTTAGGTTTGTACCCCACTGTTGTTTGATCATTGCTGTAGCATATCTTTGTAACCAACGATCACTCCAAGCAGAAGTATATGTGTCTGGATCTACTACCTGATAACATTCAATAATAAAATATTGACCAACACTTACAATATGCCAATCCATATCAATATAAAGAATATTGTTTACTCTATTATATCTGATAGCATTTTCCCCAACCAATAATTGTTCGAGAAACTGAATATGTTGCATTGCCATATAATATGGAACCATCGTTGTTGCTGTCAGATCGTATAGATCATTTAGCGCAATTTGGTAGCGAATATTGAACAGATTATTTGTCGATAATGCCTGACCAATAGGAAATACTCTAACAGCCCCAATTATATTTTGTGGTAATGTAATATATCTATTGGCTACATCTTGGCTTGTAATTGGTCCATATTTGTAATATTGTTTTTCTGACCCTTCAAAGTGATAATCCCAATAAAACTTTAAGGCATCATTGATACGATCATCAACTTGATCATCATCCACGTTGATTTCAATAACCGGCGCACCCAGGCGTCTTAAGCAATAATCTTTCAATTGATCTTTGCTAGAAACTCCTAAAGTTTGTTGAAATGTTGTTCCAGGTGCAGCCATTATTATCTCCTAAATTATTATTAGTATTTATAATCTTTCCCTTTATACAACATTTCCAATTGAACAAACTTGTCAAATAACTTGTCCCCAAGAACCTCTCTCGGATTTTTTGCTATTTTTTTAAGTTGTGGTCTAATGGTATGCATACCCTGTAATCCCCAAGCACTCAAATCATCATCATTAGTTTCAGATTTTATATTAGTAAAGTTATAGTTAAAAGGAATCAATCCTAAAAATTTTTCAATAGAGTGGACTTGTTCTTCAGGATTTTTTATTAATTGGTCGTAATCAATTAATAAAAGCCTATTGCCCGCATCTCTCTTAGCACAAACTAAACTTTCCATACAGTCCTTAACCATATTATTCCACATTTCAAGCATCATATTTTCATCAGTTGCGCGAATATGACGCTTTTGAAGAACCTGAGTCATATAACTATTTGGGTTGTTATGTAATAGAGTAAGCCACGACGCCATTATACTAGGCAAATCTCGGGTAGTAGCAATCATCTTAATTTCTTTTTCAAACAAGATTGTAGATGCTGGCATATTTTTACCCCACCCACGATTCTTATCAATAATAATTTGTTCTGGCCTATGTTCCCATGTAGCATGAATCATTGCTCTAGTAATATTTGTAAGCTGATCTTCATTCGGATTTGCTATAAATGAAGGCAAATTCCTCCAAGCATTTTGGTTCTCAATAAGAATATCTAGCATAGGAGACGTTGGCGTAACGTATACTTCGGGGCGTTGATTGAGAATTGCAGATAGAACTGTAGAACCCGATCTAGGCAATCCTGATAGAAAGTGAAAAGTCTTCATTATCCTAATGATCTCAATATCTGTTGTTTTTGGTCAATAGTTAAAGGTTGTGTTTGGTATATACCTTTAAGGGCACTAACGACTTGCTCTCTTCTATCATCTTTATTGGCGTGCTGTACAAATACTATAGCACATTCAATAAAATTTGGAAGATCTTGCTCTTTGAAATAATGATTAAGAAGAAACCAGAGAGTCCAGCAATTAGTAGGATTAGTTTCAAATTCATCCTTAAGCATTTGAGTATATAGTTCTGGCCTAGACTGCTTTTTGAAATCTTGATCATGAATTAAGTAAATCATATCATTATAAATTTCTACTTCATTGCGATCTTTATGTTTAAACCAGAGATGTTCATAGATAGGTTGAGCCCAAGTATAGTCGTGTCTTCTATGAATCTTATTAGTAGGAAGGCTGTGTGGTGGTCCTACTCTAACATTCTTAGTATATAGGTCAAGTCTATCACAGGCAATATTAGTTACATTTGTATTTTCTTTGATAGTATTTTGCATCTCATCTAGAACATTGATCGAAAAATACTCATCAAGATCAGGAGAAAGACACCAATCAACATTCTGAGGAATCATGTCTAGGTTATAGTTTCTAGCTACATTGAATTTCCAGGGTGTAAAGATCTTTTGCTCTAAAATAAGATTCGGATCAGTCTCGGCTGCTTTTTGAAAAGCTTCATATGTTCCATCAGTCGATCCTGTATCAAGAATGCAACGGTACGTAAAGTCTTTAGTATAATAAAGCCACTTCTCTACGAATTGAAGTTCATTCTTACAGATTGTATAAGCACAAGTAATCATCAGACCATTTTCATAAATGCGGTTTGAATAGGATTCTCTAGTGATATTAATTGAAGTTCGTGCCAATGACATTGAATGAAGAATTCAACTGCCATTCTGGGGCTCATCTGAGCAGGAAATGTATTTGATCCATCATCATACTTCCAAACCGTAGTGTCATCACAAAGTATAACACCACCCTTCTGCAAGAGTTTCCAAGCTAGAACAAGATCAGACATAACAGGCCCGGCTCTATGATCCCCATCAATATAAATCAATTCAGCCTTAGCTCCAATATTACGAAGATATATTAGACCATCTTCACTAGGAAGTTTAATGTGTTTGATCTTGTTATCAGGGCAGACATGCATGTTATGATTAAAATTATCCGCAACCATATTAAAGTCTTCACTCATATCATTACTGCCAACATGAGGATCAATGGCATAAATCTTAAGATTAGGATTAACCTTACAAAGTTCATCATTCATCCAAAAAGTAGTACCACCTTCAAATACACCTACTTCAATGATAGTATTAGGAATACCAAAAGCATTAATTAACTGAGCGATGTTTCTCTTTGCTCCGCCTAATTCATTACCGTAGTTAAAATCCATAGTAAATTTATACATCAATATTCCAATCTATCATTTCGCTTGGTTGTTCTACCCTCAACAGGCCTAGCTTTGATTGTAGTATCATTTGTTGCATTTGTATTATCATCATAAGCATAAAGACCCTGATGAGTAATATTGAATAAGTCTGCTCTAAGCATAATATCTAGTGGGGCAGATATCCCTTCTTTTATAACATATGAAAGAAGATTCTTTGCCATTGTTGGATCAATAGAATATGCATGCGCTCTGCAAATGAAATGGTAATTTGGCCCCTCAGATGCATGGGGTGGAATTGGATAAATCTGCCAATTCTGCTTCGCCCATTCTTGTCCACCAAGATATATGATTGAATTGAACGAATCGTGTGATTCAAACTTCTTGATCATAATAGAATCGTGCTCAAGAATAACTATTGGTTGATCAATTCTAGCGCAATGAGCCCAAAGACTAATATGACTCAATGCGCAAGCCACTTCACCACGAGTAAGATAATGATCTGTAACCTTGACTATATTACTTATAGTCTCGTTTTTGCTATGTTCTGGAACTACAATATTATTACCAGTCCCGTCAAAAGCATCCCAAACTTTATAAGACATCGAGACTTTGCCACAAGACTCTTGACAGCGCCTCGATATCTTTTCTGATTGTTGGTGGCCTTTTACTGTTATAATATATGCAGATTCTACTTGTGTATTATAACTATAAAATAGACTGTTCATTAAGTACTCTCTTCAATTCTTCATCATCAATTCGTCCTGGCTTATGTGTTTGTACCAATAGACGCATAGATAAAGCAACATTATTAAAATGATTCAAAGCATAATTTAATTCTTCTTGTGTAATTTTTCCTGCCTTTAAACGATCTTGCCAAGGTGGAGTATACTCAAATTGAACATCACAAATTTCAATATCCATATCATGCTCAAAGGCAAGTAAAGAATCTGATTGACCTTGTCGCGCTCTTTCAATAAGCATTCTCTTATTGAATAGATTAAACATCCCTAGAGTAATTAGACGCTTGTGTGTCAGATCATCTAGCGCAGTATCACATCTCCAATGTGGTACTTGTACTTCCCAAATTGCACCGTTTTCAGATACTCTATATATTTCTTTTAGTATATCAATAAATTCTTCATTTGTATCACCAAGATGTTCAAGAATATCTTTAGCTACAATATGGTCGAATTCATTATCTTTCCAAGGCCAAGGAGTAATGTTTAAATCAACTTTTTGATCAGGTGAAACTAGATCAGACTTATCAACATTCACAAAACCATTTAGCTTTTGAAGCCCGCAACCAAGATTTAGTTTCTTATAAGAACGATCTTCATTGGGCATATCAATATGCTTTAGGTTAAACTTTTCTTCTAGATCAGCATACAGTTGTTGGAAACAGCCATTCCAAGTCTTAGAATCATCTTGTCTGAATACTCTTACACATTTATAATAAGGCGAAGTATTTGAATCCGGGGCTCCTGGAGTCCAAGTATGATATGGAAGGATTGGAGTAATGACCCAAGTTTCCTTACCCATAGCAGCCGCAATATGCGCAATAGAAGTACAGGATGAGATTACAATATCTAGATTAGCAATTGCCGCCAAAGTATCTTCCCAAGAAAGTAGGAAGTGCTGCAGATCAGCTACACCTTCAGGCAGTTCTAGTAGATTATGATCTCTTTGTAGACTATAGATTTGTAGTTCATCATACTTGACAAGATTAGTAATGAAGTTCTCTGGGAACTTACGGAATTGTTGATGCTCAAACTTAGGATTACCAGCCCAGCGAATACCTACCTTAATCTTATCTGAATTAATCATAGTCTTCCACACTTCTACTGATTCGTGTCTTGGAGATAGATAGGGATCATTTGGGAAGTTATCGAAAGTATGTCCAGCGACCCATCCTGCAGAGAATCCTGGGACCCAGAAATCATGCGGAACTGTATGGGCTTGATTACGAAGGATTACGCCATCAACCCCCTCAATACGCTCAAATACAGATACAAGTTCTGGAGCCGCAGCAATGTATACTGCCTTGGCACCCATCTTCTTGAATGATGTAGCAAATCGAGCATGAATAATCTCATCGCCATATCCACCTTCTAGTGATACGATAATAGACTTATCAGTGATGTCGTGCTGCTCTGGATTAAAGATAGGAGCTTGTGTATAGAGTGGTGGAGAACCGTATACATTTAGAAAACGGCCATGTTCAAGCAACTGACATCCCGCTTGATAATCTCCATCATTAATAATGAACCAGCCTCTATTGAAGCAATGTCTAAACCAAATATCTTCAGTACTATTTCCCCGAACATCTTTTAATTGTTCTGGTCCACCCATTTCAATTTTATCTGAAATATCTCTCGCTTCTTTGTGCTTGCCTTCTAGCTGTAGTTTAAGCATCAAATCAATATCGTGCATAGTAATTCCTTTATCATGTTTAGTGTATAATATATCAAATTAAAAATAATGTCAACTATTATGTTGTACTAATAACTCCAGTATGAATTTCAGAAGCGGACACAACAAGTGGAGAACTAGAAGTTATTTGTGTTGGGGATGTGACATAATGTATGTCAGAACCTAATACTTGGTTATTGATATTGTAACCCCAACCATATAATGCATTATTATTTATACCGACAGAATAGTTAGATCCAGCGGCTATATTTGTCCATGAAGAGCTTGAGCCAATTTGTGTAGGACTTAATATTGTATTAAGGAGATTAAACTGAATATTATCTGCAGCTACTTGTACAGGTGATGACCTATAAAGATTATTTGTATTATCACCCAATTGACCGAAACCGTTATATCCCCAAGCAAATAATACAGTGTCTGATCTAATAGCTACAGTATGAGTAGTACCAACAGATACCTGAGTCCAAGATAAAGTACCCACTTGTACCGGTGATGATCTATTAGTAACTGTACCAGAACCTAATTGACCATAAGCATTATACCCCCAAGCAAATAAACCACCATCAGATCTAATAGCTGCTGTATGATAACGTCCTGTTGCTATAAGATTCCAAGATGATGTACCTACTTGTACAGGTGATGATCTATGAGTAGTTGCGTTGGAGCCTAATTGACCATTAGAATTGGCTCCCCATGAAAATAAACCCCCATCAGATCTAATAGCAACAGTATGTGACCAACCAGAAGATACCTGAGTCCATGATGAAGTACCTACTTGTACTGGAGATGATCTATTAGTAACTGTACCAGAACCTAATTGGCCGTTAGTGTTTTGACCCCAAGTAAATAAACCACCATCAGTTCTAATAGCAGACGAATAATAACCTCCACCTGCCACTAGAGTCCAAGATGATGTACCTACTTGCACAGGAGATGATCTATTAGTAACTGTACCAGAACCTAATTGACCTTGACCATTATAACCCCATGTGAATAAACCACCATCAGATCTAATAGCTAATAAGTGAGAGAGCCCCGCAGATACCTGAGTCCATGATGAAGTACCTACTTGTACTGGAGATGATCTATTTACGCTTGCGCCAGAAGTACCAGAACCTAATTGACCGTAAGTGTTTTGTCCCCAGGTAAATAAACCCCCGTCAGTTCTAATAGCAGCCGAATAATACCTACCTGCACTTACTAAAGACCAAGATGAAATACCTATTAATACTGGTGATGATTTATTTGTAGAAAAACTAGTATTGTCACCTATTTGACCGTAAGTGTTTTGTCCCCAAGCAAATAGCATATTATCTGAACGAATTGCTAATGTATGATAACCACCAGAGGAAATTAGTTTCCAACTATAAGATGGAATCACATTAGAAGCATAATTTCCCCAACCCCATAATGTATTATCAGCACGAATTGCAAGACTATGACTGTAACCTGCTGCAATCGAAGTCCAAGATGAAGTACCGACTTTTGCTGGTACAGCAATACTTGTTGATACTTGCACAGGTGATGATCTAGAAATAGTATCATTCAAACCTAATTGACCGAAACCGTTATATCCCCAAGCAAATAATACAGTGTCTGATCTAATAGCTGCTATATGATAATATCCAGCCGATACTAGAGTCCATGATGAAGTACCTACTTGTACTGGTGACGATCTAGAAATATTATCATTTAAACCTAATTGACCATTAGTATTATTCCCCCATGTCCATAAGGTATTATCTAATCTAATAGCTGCTGTATGATAATATCCAGCCGATACTTGAGTCCAAGATGAAGTACCTACTTGTACAGGAGATGATCTATGAACCAAATCATTCAAACCTAATTGACCATAAAGATTATAACCCCATGTAAACAAGCCACCATCAATTCTAATGGCAGCCGCATGATTTGAGCCTGCACTTACTAAAGTCCATGATGAAGTACCTACTTGTACCGGAGATGATCTAGAAATAGTATCATTCAAACCTAATTGACCAACAGTATTATAACCCCATGTCCATAATGTATTATCAGCACGAATTGCAAGACTATGACTGTAACCTGCTGCAATCGAAGTCCAAGATGAAGTACCGACTTGTACCGGAGATGATCTAGAAATAGTATCATTCAAACCCAATTGACCAAAACTATTATAACCCCATGTAAACAAACCACCATCAGTTCTTATAGCTGTTGTATGATTAAGCCCAGCAGATACTTGAGTCCAAGATGAAGTACCTACTTGTACTGGTGATGATCTATGAACAACGTCATTTAAACCTAATTGACCACTACCATTACTTCCCCAAGCGAATAGACCACCATCAGTTCTTATAGCTGCTGTATGAGTAGTACCAGCAGATACTTGAGTCCATGATGATGTACCTACCTGTACTGGAGATGATCTATGAACAGTATCATTTAGACCTAATTGACCATTATTATTATCGCCCCATGTGAATAAACCGCCATCTGATCTAATAGCTGTAATATGATAACGACCAGAAGATATCAATTTCCATGAGTATGCCGCTGCGGATAAAGATGAACTACCTCCCCATGTGTATAGTTTGTTATTAGTATCGATACCTAAGGAATGAGATTGACCAGCAGATACCTGTGACCATGATGAAGACCCAATTTGTATTGGAGATGATCTATGAGCAACAGTACCATCACCTAATTGTGTAATACTATTGCTACCCCATGCAAATAAAGCTTTATCAGAGCGAATTGCTAGTACATGGCTAGATCCGGCAGATACTTGAGTCCAAGATGAAGATCCAATTTGTACTGGTGATACTGTATAAGGGTTGCTACCTACTTGTACAGGAGATGATCTATGAACCAAATCATTCAAACCTAATTGACCACTACCATTACTTCCCCAAGCGAATAGACCACCATCAGTTCTTATAGCTGTTGTATGAGATTGACCAGCAGATACCTGAGTCCATGATGAAGTACCTACTTGTACCGGAGATGATTTATTTGTAGCAAAACTAGTATTGTCACCTATTTGACCATTATTGTTATAACCCCATGTCCATAAGGTATTATCTAATCTAATAGCTGCGGTATGATATTGTCCAGCAGATACTAATGTCCACGATGAAGTGCCTACTTGTACTGGAGATGATCTATAATTAGTATCATTTAAACCTAATTGACCATTATTGTTATAACCCCATGTCCATAAGGTATTATCTAATCTAATAGCTGCGGTATGATAATATCCAGCCGATACTAGAGTCCATGATGAAGTACCTACTTGCACAGGAGATGATCTATTAACTCTATCATTTAAACCTAATGGACCAACAGTATTATAACCCCATGTAAACAAACCACCATTAGTTCTTATAGCTGTTGTATGATTAACCCCAGAAGATATAGAAGTCCAAGATGAAGTACCTACTTGTACTGGAGATGATCTATAATTAGTATCATTTAAACCTAATTGACCAAAACTATTATAACCCCATGTAAACAAGCCACCATCAGTTCTTATAGCTACTGTATGGCTACCACCAGAAGATATAGAAGTCCAAGATGAAGAACCTACTTGTACAGGAGATGATCTATGAACAGTATCATTTAGACCTAAATTGCCATAAAGATTATTTCCCCATGTAAACAAGCCACCATCAGTTCTTATAGCTGTTGTATGATTAAGCCCAGCAGATACTTGAGTCCAAGATGAAGTACCTACTTGTACTGGAGATGATCTATAATTAGTATCATTTAAACCTAATTGACCTAACCCGTTATAACCCCATCCCCAAAGAGTTCCATCCGATTTAATAGCTACTGTATGGCTACCACCAGAAGACATTTTTGTCCAACTAGATGTTTGGTAATTACTAATTAAACTATTATTACCTAGTTGGCCATAAGTCATATCCCCCCAACCAAATAACAACCCATCGCTTCTAATAGCAAAGGTATTAATACTTTTGGCAGATACTGATGTCCAAGATGAAGTACCTACTTGTACTGGAGATGATCTATGAACAGTATCCAATAGTCCTAATTGACCACTGCTATTAAATCCCCAAGCAAACAAAAGACCATCTGATCTAATAGCTGCTGTATGAGATGAGCCTACTGAAACTGATTGCCAAGAAAGAGTGCCAATCTTAGTCAAAGAAGATTTATTGACTATTGTATTATCACCAATTTCACCGTAAGTGTTATCACCAACAGTATAAAGATATCTACTTGTAATAGGACCAGATGCGATTTGTCTAGCTAGAAGCCATTTTTCTAAAAGCATTTTTTACTCACTAAATACTGGCCATACAATATTAAAGGGATCAGATTGTTTTTCAGGAATATCTGCTAGTGCTTGGGTGTACACATCAAGCTTAGTAATATCATCACTTGGAGTAATATTGAGTCTAACTTCTCTATTATAACGAATATATCTCCAATCAAAACTTGCTATCAACTGATCACGTTGAGTTTTAATCAAATTCCATTGTCTTAAAGTTAATTCTTCTTGTGACACTGGCTCTATTATTGGCTCTGCAGAAAGATCAATGACTTCTTCTGTTTCATATACTATGTTATTTTCAAACCATTGTCTAGCATTATCTAGCTTTTGTGTAGCTGGGTCATAAGAAGGAATAACCTTCTCAATTTTATACCAACCCAAAGACTTAAGATAATCAAGATCGTTTTCTAAGGCAAAGAAGTTGCTATAATTCTTCCAATTATCAGGAAGAAGATCATAAACTCCCTGAATCTCATTATTTTCTACATATGCGAAACTAGCCATTATAGATTTTGTCCTGAAATAAATGCAAACCAGTTTGTACCGCTATCATATGTAAATGCAACAATAACATCGGTCTTATTTAGTGTTGATGTAAGTGTTGGGGCTGTAGCAGATGGCCACCTAAATGCAGCAGGCCATGCAACTGTTCTTGCAGTTCCATCAGCAGTCAAGTTAAGAACGAATGAAGTAGTATTACCTGATGCTTGAAGATTGTTAAGAGTCAATGTAGTAATATTTGAGTTCAAATTAACAGAAAATACAGATGCGGCACTTAAATCTAGAGTTAAAATATTAGATGAAATTGTCGGAGATGCTTGTGTTTGAGTAGATGAGTTAGCAGAAATTAACTTTGTGGTAATAGTACTACTAAATGATACGTTAGATGTAAATGAATGTGTATTAGTCCATGTATATTGTGCGGCTGTGTTAACCGCAGGGGTTGACCAATACAATCCAGTTCCATTTGAAGACAATACTTGTCCATTAGTACCAGCAGAACCATTTGCTACAAATGATACAGTATTTGCAACAGTTATTGATGTGGCATTAATAGTAAATTTACGATCAGTGCTTGTAGTACCATTAGCATGAAAAACTACTTCCTTAGCTGATGCTGTACCCATTACTAGATTTGAGTTGGATGAATATAGATAAGCATCACCAATACCGGTAATATTAAATCCAGCTTGGTTATATGTTGAACTGTTAATACCCAGATCGACATAATTTACAGAATCATTTCCGGTATCAGAGGTAATTACTAAGTCACCTGAAGCATTTGTTCCAGAATTAGCATTTTGAATTACACTTTGAAGATACGTATTTGTTGTACCATCAATTTGAATCAATGAATTTGACCCAAAATCAAATCCTGAAATTGGTCCGACTTGAAGTTTTACTGTAATTTGGGCATTTGAAAAACTTTGATTTCCAGCAAATACGTTATTATTTGACCAAATTACTACGTTGGCTGGAAGTTGTGCATATGGCAATGTTCCAGTTGTAATATTAGATGCGTTTGCAGAACGTGTAACGGCATTTGTATAAGCAGTAGACGCATTGCCGGTAATCTGGTTTTGTAATGTCGCTAAGGAAATACCACCTAATGCTCCAGAGTTAGAAGAATATAAAGAATTGGCAGCAACCCAAGCACCATTAGTTACCCCATTGGCGGAATAATTAATTGCATTTGTATAAGTGGTAGAAGCACTTGTATCAGTATATGAAGTAGCATTTGAATAAGCGGTAGCAGAATTTCCTGTAATTTGACCTTGAAGTGTTGTTAAACTTAATCCGCCAAAATTTGTAGAATTATTAGATGTACCAGAAAATGCTGTTGAGTTAATACTTACATTAACTGATGAATTTCCTAATGTAATAATTGTTCCATTAGCAATTATACCAGATGAAGTAGTATTAATAGTCGAAATTAAAAGTTCTGATGTAGAATTGCCAGTTATTGATACATTTGACGCAAATGCAACATTTCCAGAAATATTAGCTGTGCCAGTAACGCTCAAAGTTGCTGTTGGAATTGAAGTTGAACCAATTGAAACGTTTCCACCGAGAGGATTCAAATTGATTGGGTAATAAACTGGAGAAGCACCATTAAATCCTGATTGCATCCAATATGAATTACCAAGAGTGCTGTTAGATTGGCCAATAGCCAAATAATTACCACCACCGCCACCAATTAATAGAGAAGCGTTGCCTGTAAAGCCTGCTGATGGAGCAATTTGTGAATTTGATAAAAACTGTACTTGAACATTAGTTGATGTAGTACCAGCAATTAAATTACCAGATACGTTAGCTGTTCCACCAACAGTAAGCATAGCAGAAGACCATGTAACATTTCCAATAGCAACATTGCTTCTAAACCAAGAACCAGCATAACCCGTTTCAAAGAAAGATACATTACCGACTTGACCAATAGAAAATCCTTCTAATGAAGAACCAGCTACCGCAATATCAATGCTATTATTTGTATAATATGCTTTAGTAAATGCACTAGAATTTCTAGACATTCTCCAATTAGCATCAGATACACCATTAAAATATATTGCGGTAGTATTGGTAGTTAATCCAAGTCCTGTTCCACTAAACGATACGTTAGCTGTAAATGAATGGGTATTAGTCCATGTATATTGGGCGGCAGTATTTACTGACGCTGCACCTAATGATTGCCAATATAAACCTGTTCCATTGGAAGATAAAACTTGGCCAGTTGTTCCTGAAGAACCGTTTGCATATAAAGCAACTGAACCAAATCCAACATTTGCACTAAAGTTTACCGGAGCACTAAAGTTTACATTTGAAGTTGCACTATTTGCAAATACTGACCAAATAGCTCGTGCGGCACCAGAAGCATTTGTTGAATAAAATACAAAGTTATCATCACTCTGTTGAATGAATGATACTGTATTTCCATTTGTAGTTTTAAAGTTTATATCAATATTGTTGTTTATAACAATATTACTAGAATAAATCTGTGTGTTTGTCCAGGTATATTGAGCAGCAGTGTTGACTGATCCTCCACCAGATACTGTAGACCAAACACCATTTCCATATAATACAGTAGTAGAATTTGCGGTACCAGAACCAAGTCTTGCTGTTGAAACTGTTCCTGTTGAAAGATTTGAAGCATTAGATGAATATGTTGTCGCATTAGAATATGCAGTAGCCGCATTTCCAGTTATCTGGCTTTGAATAGTTGTTAAGCTTAACCCACCAAGAGCACCAGAATTAGTTGCGTATGTAGCATTAGCTGCTAAAATAGTTCCATTGGTTACGCCATTTGCGATGTAATTAACAGAATTTGTATATGCTGTAGCCGAATTTCCTGTAATCCAAGATTGAATGTTTGATAATGTTCCAGAACTATTTGCTAAGTAATTTGCTGAATTAACTGTATAGGATGGATCAATATATAATCCAGTGGCATTTGCAATTATTCCAGTATTAGAATTAACATAGAAATATGTAGAATTTGATGTCAATCCATTGCCAATGCCTAATCCAAGAGCTGCGGTATTTAGTACTGCAGAATATGATGTAGCATTTAAGTGATAAAATTCACTTGCACCATATCCACCTTGTAGGCCAGATAACTGATTGTGTACTGCTGAGCTAAGAGAAGAAACAGCAGATGATGTTGAAACGGCAATTTTTCTTACTGCTTGTAGAGCAACTCTACCTTCTTGACTACTAGAAGATTTTGCTTGCCAAGTTAATTGGTATGCAAAAACCAATTCAACGCCAGTAACGACTGACCAATCCCATGAAGTAATATCTTCTGCTTGTGCATCAGCAAGAGTATTATATGATCCTCTACCGGTAACAATTGTATAAGATCCATATGTAGTCATTAATACATATGAATTATAGTAATGGTTATTTGTTCCTGAAGTCAATACACCATTATTATCCCAATAAATATATCCACCACCAGTTTGGTAAACGAATGGCATATCACTTTGACCCCAGGTCCAAACATCTGGATTCACCGCCGTTCTATAAAAAGTCGTGTAGTTATTAACAACACCGACAGTATTTGCTGTTATAGCAGTAATACTTTTAATAAGATCTTCTTGTTCAATAACTGATGTTGATACAGTAACTAGGTTATTTGCGCTTGTTGTACCGCCTAAAGTATATCCCAATGCACCAAATGTTTGAATGCGGGGTCCAACAGTAGTATGCAAATTATAACGATGTCTAAGAGTCATTAATACTGTATGTCTTTCATCAGACATAAAATATTTTGGAGTATTACTGTTATTCCAGTTGATAAATGCAACAGAAGCTATTGAAGGATCTGTCCAATCCCAACTTGAAGATGATACAGAAAGATTTCCAGTAGAATTTATTGAAACAAAATAGCGGCCTGCAGTGGCTGGAGGAGAAGCACTAAGAGTTACAGTTCTATTTCCAGTGAAATAATACTTTTTACCACTTATATAGATATGCCATCCAGAACCGGTATCAGTAAGAGTAAATGTATTTGTTCCATCAAATGATATTGAAGTTTCTGCATTTCCATCAAGAAAACCATTCATTTGCTGATCTATAGCAACAGGAGGATTGTCTCTCCAGTATACTCCACCAGAACCATTAGATGTTAAAGCTTGGTCAGTATTACCATATACTCCATTAGCAGAAATGCCGCCTTGGAATATAGTATTACCCGCGAAATCAATTACTCCAGATAATGTATATGTGCCAGAAGTATTAACATACTTTGATGCAGTAACACCACCTAAGTTTAAAGCATTATTGGATGTAAGTGTTAGAACATTTGCAGAAAGACCAGCAGTTGTTTGATATAACGCAGCGGCATTGGCTACCGCATTAGAGTATGCTGTAGCGGCATTACCAGATACCCAAGATGAAATATTAGCAATAGTTCCAGATGAATTACCAAGATAGCCGGAAGCATTAGCTGTTAATGTCGCAACATTTGCAGAAAGTCCGGCCATTGTCTGATAAATGCCAGCAGCATTAGAAGCTGCATTAGCAATAGCATTAGAAAATGCTGTCGCAGCATTACCTGTAATCTGTCCTTGAACTGTTGTTAAGCTTAGTCCACCAAAGTTTGTAGAATTATTAGCAGTAATATTTGGTTGTGATACTGTCATCAGTGTTCCGTATACTTGGTTAGCGTATACGTTTGACCAATAATTAGCAGATCCACCTAAGTTGAATGTAGAATTTGTAGTTGGTGTTATAGAAATATTTGCTTGCCAAGATTTAGTAGAATCATTATAAAGAAGAGCCGCAGCATTTGTAGCAACTATACCAGATCCATCAGAGTTTAATGAACTGGTTGAATTTGCAGAAAGATAGATGGCTTTATCTGATGTAGAAATTACTGTAGTATTAACATATGTAGTCTGACCGGCAATTGTAAGATTGCCAGTAACTACTAAAGATCCTGTTATATTAACGTTTGATGAAGTATTAACTACTCCACTAAATGTTGCTCCAGATAATAGAGCATAACTTGCTAGATTTGATTGTAATTGCGCATTTGATACAACATTGGCTGCTGGAAGAGTTCCAATATAATTGGCAGAGTTTGCTGTTAATGTTAGAATATTTGCTGATAGACCAGCAGTTGTTTGATAAACAGCTGCAGCATTAGCAACAGCATTAGCATAAGCTGTTGCAGCATTACCTGTAACCCATGAAGCAATATTAGCTAAAGTACCAGAAGAGTTACTTAGATATGTTGCAGAATTTGCAGCTAATACCAAAACATTTGATGCAAGACCGCTATGCGTTTGGTAAATACCAGCAGCATTAGAAGCTGCATTAGCAATAGCATTAGAAAATGCTGTCGCAGCATTACCGGTAATTTGGCTTTGTAAAGTTGCTAACGAAAGTCCACCTAATGCACCAGAATTAGAAGAATATGTGGAATTTGCAGCAACGATAGCACCATTAGTTACACCATTAGCCGCATAATTAATTGCATTAGAATAAGCTATTACTGCAGCAGAATTGGCATATGATATTGCATTTGTATATGCGGTTGTTGAGTTTCCAGTAATCCATGAAGCAATATTAGCTAAAGTACCAGAAGAGTTACTTAGATATGTTGCAGAATTTGCAGCTAATATTAGAACATTTGATGCAAGACCACCATGAGTTTGATATAACGCAGCGGCATTTGCTACAGCATTAGCATACGATGTTGCAGCATTTCCAGTAATCCATGAAGAAATATTAGCCAAGGTTCCAGAAGAGTTGCTTAGATATGTCGTAGAATTGGCTGTAAGCATTAAAACATTTGCGGGCAATCCAGCATAAGTCTGGTAAATACTAGCTGCATTTGATGCAGCATTAGCAATAGCATTAGCAAAAGCTGTGGCAGCATTACCAGTAATTTGTGATTGTAATGTGGATAATGATATATTACTTAAATAATTTGCATTATTGGCAGTACCAGAATAATTAGTACTGTTAATAGAAGTACCATTAACAGTAATAGTACCACTAACACTTAAATTTGATAAATTTGAACCAATTTCAAAAGCAACAGTTCCATTTGAGGCAAATACTTTATTATCAGCAAGATTTACTGCAAACTCACCAGCATCAATAAATGCTGAGTTAGATGGATCAGTAGTATTAGCAAGCCTTCCAGATACGGAAGTTCTCTTGTGTTGAATCTTTGTATTTGCCATATGGCTCCCCTATTATTCAGTATATACTGAGGGTTTGGTGTGAATTTATATATTTATTTTAAAAAGTACCACAATCTAACTGAAGTTGGTCTAAATGGAAATTTTCGTCAGTTGAATTATAAATTAGAACACTATTATTTATAGGATTATCAAGAACAACGTCTGTCAAGGTTTTGATAGTTCCATGCAGTGCTGCTTGAGGAACCTGATTTTTTAAGACAATAGGGTTTGATTGCTGAGCAAATGAAACTTTGGCAAAATTTAAATTTTGTTTTACTACAGCATTTATGGCCATGTCTTATAACCCCATAGAATATGTAGTATTTGCTAATTGAGTTACTGTTGGAGTTACAGTAAGAATGCCTTCAATAACTCGGGTAATCGTACCAAAACTGTCTATGGTATCGATATCATAGACATACTTTCCTGGACTCATAGATGCCGTAGTATTAGCATCAAGCACCAAAGAAATGTTTCCTTGAGTTGGGTTTGTAATTGATAGATTTAATGTAACATATGAAGTTGAGGTATACCACTTACGGATTTGTCCATATGTAGTATATCCAGTAAGGTCTAAGATATTACCATCTGTATCTGATAGAGACAGATATGTTGTAAATGTAGAACCTTGATCAACAATGATATTTGCCTTAGCCGCCATATTTTACTCCTTTATATGGAGTATTTATGTTTTTTTCTCTTGACACCATTTTTTATAGCAGTATAATGTTAGTAACAAGATTATATTAATATACTGTTTGATAAGTCCATACGACTGTAGAACTTGTCAATGATGATCTACCATCACTTACAGTACAATTGACATGCCATTGAGATACTTCGTCAGTATTATCAAATAATATTTTGAGATCGAATGCTGATGTATTTGCACCAGTAGCAGATAGAACTGGATAACTACCATTAAACTGTGTATAATTCCAAGTATAGGTATACGAAGCAGGAGTACCACCAGTAACGGTAGCAGCAGAACTCAATTCTCCAACATTTGATAGGGTATCATTTTCTTGATCAGTACCAATATCAACTGAAGAAATGGCTATATAAGCACTAGTCCCATAAAATATATTAATATCTATTGCACCCGAAGATGGAACTGATCCATTAGTACCCGAAGTACCTGAAGGCACGAATGATCCCCCAGCATAATATTCAGATAATGAGATTGGATTTGATCCACCAAACTCACCTTGAATCTGAGATAATGATAATGCTCCAGAAGTAGGTAAAGTCATTAAGCTAACTTAGCCTTAATTTCTTCAACCTGATCTTTTAGTTCTTTAATGGCTTCTACCAGAAGACCGACAAGGTTGCCATATGCTAGAGACAAATATTCATCGCCTTCGATAACTGCTTCTGGAAGTACTTTTTGCACATCTTGAGCAATAAGGCCCGTTGATCGTTTATTTGAATCTGTATCATTACGATTAAAGGTATAACCAGTTAATTGATCTACTTTATCTAATGCATTTTCAATCTTTTGTAAATCTGTCTTCAATCTAGAATCTGAGAATGCTGTTACGTCACCAGTAGCTGTAATACTACTAGCTACCAATAATGGTCCACCGTTTAATCTAAAATTTGCTCCATCATACCACAAATATGTATTACCAGAATTATTACCAAGATATATTAAGCCTGTAGTTGGAGAACCCGAACGATAGCTTGTAATATCTCCGGTAAATGTTGCACCGCTTAATAATGCATATGGACTCAACGCTGATGAAGTAATATATCCAGATGGATTTGTTGCATTATATGGAGTATATCCAAGAACAGTTGGAATAGTAGCCCAACTACTATTTCCTACATGAATGGTAGTTGAGTTGGCTGTACCAGAACCAAGTCTTGCTGTAGGAACAGTTCCTGTTGAAATATTGGTGGCATTAGTATAATATGATGCTGGTTGGCTATTGAAATTTGTAGAATTATTTGCTGTAATATTTGGTTGAGATGTAGTTACTAAAGTGCCGTAAATTTGGTTAGCATAAACATTAGCCCAATAGTTGGATGGACCACCCAAATTTAAAGCATTATTTGCTAATGGTGTAATTGCAACATTTGACTGCCAAGATGTTGTTGCATTGTTAAATAGTAAAGATGATGCAGATGTTGCGACAATTCCTGAACCATCTGATATAGCTGCACTTATTGAATTTGCAGAAAGATAAATTGCTTTATCTGATGTGCTGATTACTGATGTGTTTACGTAGGTAGTAGATCCAGCTATTGTTAGATTTCCACTAACAACTAATGATCCAGAAACGGTTAAATTGGAATCAAATTGAGCAATACCAGTACTATGTAAATTTCCTGCTACATCTAGTGTATAAGCTGGAGAACTTGTTCCTACACCAACATTACCATTAGCTCCAAAATACCCTACTGTTCCTGTGCTATTGGCTGTAATTAGTACGGCATTGACGGTGAATGTATTTGTATATGTATATTGTGCAGTTGTATTAATTTGTGCAACAGGCAATTTTCCTGTTGAAATATTGGTAGCATTAGTATAATATGACGCTGGTTGACCATTTAGATTGGTAGAATTGTTTGCTGTTAATGTTGCTACGTTTGCAGACAATCCTGCAGTAGTTTGATAAATCGCAGCAGAATTGGCGACAGCATTTGCATAGGCACTAGCAGCATTACCGCTAATCCAAGATGCAACATTTGCTAATGTACCAGAAGAGTTTCCATGATAAGTAGCCATATTAGCTGAAAGTGTTAATACGTTAGCACTTAATCCTGCAGTAGTTTGATATAGTGCTGCAGCATTAGCAACAGCATTAGAATAAGCCGCAGAAGATTTTGTGTCAGCATAAGATGTTGCGTTAGAATAAGCCGCAGAAGATTTTGTGTCAGCATAAGATGTTGCGTTAGAATAAGCCGCAGAAGATTTTGTGTCAGCATAAGATGTTGCGTTAGAATAAGCAGTGGCTGAGTTTCCAGTAATTTGGCTTTGTATAGTTGATAAAGAAGATCCGCCAAGATTTAATGAGTTGTTGGATGTGCCAGAAAATGCTGTAGAGTTAATAGTTACATTAGCTGTACTATTTCCTAAACTGAATAAAGTGGCTGTAATTGTTGTATTTGTTGTGGTATTTCCCACAATACATTGCCCATTAGCAACAACACTTCTGGCTAGAAGATCGCTTCCTGTTAGAGTTAATGATCCATTAATTGTGCCAGAAGAGTTTGCCGATAACGGTGTGTAATTTAAACCGACTGTAGTATTACCCACAATATCAGATGAAGTTAATACTACAATTCCTGCTCTACCATTAAATGATGTAACTGCACTATTACTTCCAGCCGGTAAGGTTAGACCACCAGCACTAATGGTTGTAAAATTGGAAACGTTTGACGGATCTATTAGTGTAATAGATCCTCCAGTTGAAATGCTGATTCCTGTGGTGTTAATATTTACATTTCCGCCAACGTTAAGTTGGGCTGTTGCATTAATTGTTGCTGGTAATCTTGCTGTAGGAATTGTTCCATTTGTTATATTGCTTGCATTTGCTGCAATAGCTATCGCATTAGAATATGCTGTTGCTGCTGCACTAGCAGCATTACCGGTAATCCAAGATGCAACATTTGCTAATGTACCAGAAGAATTTCCATGATATGTTGTTGAGTTTGAGGCTAATGTTAATACGTTGGCGGCTAATCCTGCAGTAGTTTGGTAAATGGCAGCAGCATTGGCGACAGCATTAGAATAAGCTTGACCAGCCATAAATGCAGCATTAGTAACAGCATTAGAGTATGCACTAGCAGCATTACCTGTAATATATCCAGCCCAGGTCGAAGAAGATAATCCAGCAAAGTTTGTTGTATTATTGGCTGTGCCAGAGAATGATGTAGCATTTACAATAGTATTAATTGTGGCATTACCTACAAATATTGTAGATGGAGTTAAACCAACATTAGCGCCGACACTCACAGAAGCATTAGCAACTACAGCATTAGTAGTAACTGAAGTTGAATTGATAATTGTATTTGTTGTGGAATTGCCTACGAATACTGTAGTTGTAGTTAAACCAACATTTGATCCTACTGTTAATGCTGAATTTGCAATAAACGAATTTGATGAAAATGCCGTAGAATTAATAAATGAGTTGGTTGTAGAATTGCCTACGAATACTGTAGTTGTAGTTAAACCAACATTTGATCCTACTGTTAAAGTAGAAATTATTGATGCTGTATTTGCAAATACTGAGGTTGTATTTAAATTGGAGGAAGAAATCGTCGTATTGATTGAAGAATTTCCGATAGAAATACCCAAGGCATTTGACATTGCTACATTTGACGAAATGGTTAAGGTCGCTGGAGTTGATCCATTACCACCTCGTATATCATTTAATACAGTGAAGGTATTAGCACTAAAAATACCATTTACATAAGCATTGCCTGTAGTAATAGCCCCATTTGTTGTAGTATCTGTTGTTACTACAATAGTTGACATATCATATGCTATAATATTTGTTTTTGTGATCCAACCAGCAAAAGTGTCAAATTGTGGTTGAATATTAGCTGTATTTATTGCCATTAACTTTTACTTTCCTAAGAACCTTTAGTATTTATGATACTTTCTAAAATCTTTTCTAACTTGGAAAATTTAATTTTTAATTCATCAAGTTCATCTGAAGCCTTAAACGCATGTACCATTTTATCTCGGTGTGCTTTATATGCTTCATATTCTTCATTATTAATATTTAAAATTGCTCCAGTAGTAAGGTCTTTGACTAAATCTTGTTTATCAGTTTTTGCATATTTCATTATACAGACATCGCAATGACTCTAATATCCATTACACGAGGGACCTGATATGATGAATTTGAGGTCAATACAGTTTTGATAGCAAATGTTCTGTAACTATCATATGGACTTCCGCCCGAGCCATAATATCTTACGATACCTGTGCTTGGATTGTGGAAAGCAGTTTTTGGTTGGGTAACAAATTCGTATGTGGCAACAGAACTATTAGATAATCCAATATTATCGATTGTTAATGCTGTACTATTTGTTACTGAAGTTACGCTTCCAATTTGGAATGATGTTTTTGTAGAATCTGACCAAATTTTAATAATACTATTTACTGGGGCGTCGGTAACAAAATTAGTGCCTACTCCAGTTATATAATTATTAGTTGTATTGGTTGTTAAAACCCCACTTAATAGATATGATGGTGGAGATGCTTTAAATGTATAACTATATTCAATATAATCATAAATGTTGGTTGGGTCTGAAAATGCTGTTGCTGTTGTATTTGCCTTGTCCAATTCCGACCAATCTTTAGAATCGAATGTATTTGTATCCAATGAACTTTGAATCTTTGCATAAATTTTAATATCAGAGCCAACTGGTCTATATGCATTAATATATACAACAATATCTTCTGCATCTTGGCCTTCAGCCAAAGTAATAGTTTGTGTAATTGCTTTTGACCAAGATTCTCCGCTTTTTGTATTTTCTTTGTTTGTAGATTTGTTGATCTTGTTCTTATAGGCAATTAAAGATGTAGATTGCAAATCAACTATAGGTGAAATAGTTGATGAATTTGAAGAAAGATTTAAATTTACATTTAAAGATTTATTTCCACTATTATTCAAAATTTCATTTGTTTTTGATGCAACAATTTGTTCATTTCCTAGAACAATATTAGTAGACCCCAAATCATATGATGTTGCTTGAATAGAGGTATAATTTGAAGTTACACCAGAAACAGCCATTACAATTTCTGAACCGTGAACAGAAGATGTATAAATTTGTGGTTGGAATCTATTAATAACTTTATCTTTTACAGCCACAATTTTAGTATTGGCATTACTTTGAGCACCAATTATAATAGAATTTGCAATGAAACAAAAATTAGAATTTGATGCCGTAGAATTGATTAAGAATAGTTCTGATTTATTTGCATCAAACAATTCAACTTTTCCGCATGGAGCCAGTTGATAACTTGCTGATGCGCTTGCAAAATCAGGAATATTTGCTGATGTAAATTGTGTGTTATTAGCAACACTTTGTACTAGTAGAACATCGGATACGCTTCCATTAGTTACTGCGATATATTGACCAGAAGTCAAAGTTGTTTGGAATGATGTTCCAGTTCCAGTAACAATTTGACTTGTAGTATTGATAGAAATTGTGCCAGTGGAATTTGCGGTTTGCTGATATGCCCATTCTCCTTGTGTAAAAAATGCAGAAGTATTTGTTACAGATAAGAATTCATAATCAGCATTTACAAAAGTTGCATTTCCTGATGCTTGAAATTGTGCAGAATAGACATCAAATTTCAAGTATTCATTTTGAATTGGTGTCCATGTAGAACCTGTAGATGATGTAAATAATACGCCTTGTCCCCAATTTCTGACAACTGAATTGTTTGTTGCAACATCAGTCCCACCCACAACTGCAGTCCATACTGCATAATTTGCAGATGCGCCATCTGGAATAATTGATAAAGCATATTCATAACCAGAGCGAAGAAATACTGGACTTGAAAATACAATTTGTGTTGCTAGTAATGCATTTGGATCAATATTAACTTGTGCTGCTGTTAAATGTGTTTTAGAAAATGGAACAATTTTTGTTGTTGGTGTGCCATTTTCCATAGTTCTAATATCAAAGGATACTCCAAGATTGAGGTCTTTAGCTTGGAAATATACATTAATATAACTTAGGTATACCCCATCTTGACCATTTGCCATATCGGTTCCAATATAAAAGGATTGACATAATGGGTCAAATCTAGTAGTATCAACCGTAGCGGAAGTTCCGCTACCACGATTTGACGTTACTGATACTGGAGCATCTGCGGGACGTGGTGATACAATTGATTGATCAGATGTTACCAACGGATAATTAAATGCATGAAAAAATGTAGTTGCATTTGTGGTAGAAGAAGAAGATAAAGATGAGATGCTAGGTGCATCTGAAATTACTATTTGTCTATCTCCTGTGAAAAATTTTCCTGGTGGGATATAAAATATGCCAGCAACAGAGCCGATAGAATTAGTAATTAATGTAGATCCTACAGTTCCAGTAGGATTGAATGAATCAATTGTTGGGTTCGATGTAGTAGGATCAAACCCAGCAGGACGAACAAATGCATCTACATTTTTATTATCAAAATAAACATGTACCACACTATTAGGTTTTAGTCCATTAGCATATATACCAATAGCCTGTTCTCTAATAAATGCTAGAGTTCTACTATCAGTAACAAAGTTACCAACTCCAGTAAAGGTTGAGATCATGTCTGTCATATATTTTCTTTCTTATTAATTAATTAAATTAAGCCCATAGCTGCATAATATGCATAATCTGGTCCATATTGTTCGCTTAGTGCTGTATTATATAGATATTGTACTGTATCTGCTTGTGATAATGCTGGAAGTGCTATATTATCGGAATAGAATGCAGACATTGGAATTGTTCCACTATAAAGATTTGAACTATCATTCCAAGATAAACTCATATGACCTAAAGCAATTGCATTAAAGTAATATATTGTAATTGGATAGAATGTTCCAGCAGTTGCAGAAAAATTGCTTGGACCGATTGGGTCAGAATGGCCATTAGGTGGAGTCAATCCATTTCCTAGATTCCAACCATTGCCACCAAACATTTGTTGACCATTAATATACACTTCCATTCCATCATCGCTATAACCACTAATCGCATATGTATCGGTTGTTGGAAATACAATCCAACCAGTATATACACAACTATGTGGAATTGATACGGCTGTGTTATATAGAGAATTAAAATATGATGCTGTATCTGCTGTATTAAAAAATGGAGTACTGGTATATACTGAACCTAAGAAATATCCAGAATATGGAGTATAATATGTATCTGATCCAGGCGCTAATGGGGTTGATGATTCATATCCAGTATAAAAATCAAGTTTTAAACGCCCTTGAATTTGGTTTGGTTGTGGTTGTGGTACTGGAGTTGGTGCTGCTGGTGGGGTTACTACTCCAGTAGAACTTTCTACAACTTGTACTACTTGGGTTGTAGTATTTGGTACATAATTGACAATTGGTGTTGGGGGGATTTGAACACGAGTATCAATAAAGCTGTCATATGATGGGAAACAATATGCAACACCTTGCCAATTCCAAACACTTTCTGCAACATTTCTTTGTTGTGTTGCTGAAGATTGTGAGAATAATAGATTATTTGAATAGGCTAAAGATAAGGTACTATTTGTTTGTACTATTGTATTAGAAGAAGTTTGTGATACAAATTTTAATTTAATATTGCGTTGGTCAAATCTTGGAATAATGGCAGATTCTACTGGATCTAAAGCAATACTAAATTCTGGGTCAGTAGTATTTAATAGTGTAAAATCGTTGTACTGATCAACAAAAATACCATTCTTAAATCTGTTTATGAAAGTATTTGCACCAGATTTGATGGCAAGTGCGGTTGTTTGTGATTCAAGAAGACTCAATGCTGCATAATATTCTAGATTTGCTACGCGAGAATCAATCTTTCCAATATCTTTCATTGTGTAACGACGATTTTGTGATGTCGTTGCCTTTACTTGGTGGTCAGTTCTTCCAGTATTTAGCGCATCTAAAACAGAGAGAGATGGATATGCAGGAACCACAATTGTCCCTAAAGCCATAGATGTAATTGATCCGTTTGAATTATTTATTGGATTTTCTGAGGAAATTCCTTCTTGAACCAAGAAACTTCCTAGAGAGTTTATAATTAATTTATCAATACGACCAAGATAATATTGAGAGTCATATTTGAATAATTGATTTGGTGTTGCGATATAAAGTTCTGATCCAGAAAATGTTTGAGTATTTTGTGGATTGATTGATGCTGTTGCAACAGTAGTCGCATATACTGCAGTATTTTTTACTACAGGCCTAAAATCGATAGCATCACGTAGATCTAATATTTGACCAGTAGTTGATGTATATCTTGGAATTTGAATTGTTTGAATAGCTGATGTATTAGCTGTGTTTGCATCATCAATTGGGTATGAATCTACTGAAAAATATCCATGACCAGTGCCTGTAGTTGAAGTGAATGCATTAAATACGACTGAAATTTTGTCGCCCGATTTTACAAATCCTCCAGAACCTGGACGTAGATTGATAGTCGATAGATCGTATACAGCATCCCTTTGTCCACTATCCAGACTAAATAAAGTTGTAGAATCTGTTACACCAGAAACTAATGTATTTGCAAAGGTAATACCTTTATATACTGCATTAATCTTATATGCATCGGGAACACCTAGAACCCAAGGCCCAGTTGTATTTGATACGTTGACAGCAGTATACGTGTACGCATTTGTTGTTGCAGCAATTGCAGCATTTGATGTAGACAATGTTAATGAAGTATTTGAAATAACGCTATTGACAGTTCCAACACTAGAACCATTTGCCAACTTTAAAGTATAACCTGGGTATACATCTCTTTGGAAGAATGTGTTAGTTCCAGTTACTGTATTGCTTGTCAAATTACATGAAAGTGTTCCTGAACCTGGATTATTATATGCAGTATCAAATAGAACAACAATATTATTATTTACTTTCTTACTGATTTCTGGCGCAGAACTAACTCGAACATCATAGTGTACGATTGTTCCTGTTAATGCTGAAGACAGAGTTTCTTGTGCGCCATTGGCAGATACAAGAGTAATTGTCATACTATTAGATGATGCAATATTTACTTTAGTTGGTCTTGAAGCAATTGGGATTGGAACGTAAGCAGGATAATACTTGTTGTGTGTATTTGAAGTTGGTTGCGCACCAGTAAATGGTGCATTAACATTTAAAAGAGTATTATTAGAAATAGAAACGACTTGTCTTGGTTGACCATTAACATTAATATAATCACCAATGGCATATGTAGTTGTGAAAAGTGTGCTTGAACCAACAACTTGAGTATTCCCTGCAGTATTTGATGCGGTAACTGTGCCCGAAATTCCTGTATTCACTACATTCGCAGAAGTAGTTGGGATTACTAAAATATTTTGTTTTACTATACTATCTAAAGATCCAGAACCATAAGCAAATTGCTCAGAGCCACTTTTGTTTATAGACCCCATAACACCAGTATTGGCAATAGTTACTCCGGTAGAAATAGTTCTGTAAATATATTGGTTGTTATTAATCGAATTGTTTCTAAGTGTTTTGAGTGCTATTTTAGTTGTGTCGAATACTAAACTGCTAAAATTTGTTTCATTTAATGTTGCTAATCCACCAACCAAAACGGTGTCCGCAGCACCAGATGTGGCTCCACTATAATAAATTGATTTTACACTTGCAAAATTCTGTCCAGAATTCATAGTAATATCGCCTAGATATAATGCATATTGTGCATTATATGTTCCAGCAATACCAGATATTAATTCTACAGCCAATAGTTTAGCCTGTCCAATTTCAGACCCAGCAGATATTGGTGTAAATGTATTATTTGTTAATGCTTGTAATGCAGTATCACGAAGAGATATTGTAGCACCAATATTTGATGCAAAATTACCAACAAATTCTTGAACTAAAACATAATTTCCATAAGATACTGACAAAGTTTGATTAGATACCGTTCTGGTATCATTTCCTTGGCGAACTGGAATTCTTAGATTGTTGAGTAATTCTACGCGATAACCATCTACATATGCTAGTCCAGAACTGGTTACTAGATTTAGACTTGTTGTGTTTCCAACAATAGATTCTGTAGACAATGAGAACGGATTTACCACATAATTTCCAGATTCTTCATATGTTCTACGGGCTAGTTCGCGTCCAAGAGAAGAGTATTCGGTTTGTTGAGATGAACGAACAATACTTCCATTTTGCCATTCTACTAGAGAGAAAAAGTTGTTTGATGGAAGAGCATCTGTATTTGCAACAACAAGAGTTGGAATTAATTGTAGGCGTTCTGCGCCAGGAGCATTTTGGTTTGTAAATCCAGCCGCATTATCATATAATGAATTATCCTGCAACTCATTAATAATATTCTCTTGGATATCAAATCCAACTACTACATTATTTGGTGCATTTGAATATTTAGATACGACTACTGATGTGGAGTTTGCGACATCAATAAAGAATCCTTTTTGGAAAACAATACCATCAGTTACTCTAAAGGAATAGCCAGTTCCTACAGCAGGACTAGAACTATTTCCCGAAATAGAATTATTGACGATTGTTACTGAATATGCTGTAACAATACTTGCTGTATCATTAGGGTTTGTATTTGTATAAAAATTTAAGGTATCTGTTGGTGAAAATTGAGATTGCCCATTACCCGAATTGATATACTTAATAAAGATTGTATTTAAGTCTGGTGCTTGTGATTGTAACCCTTGAACGGAATTTACTACAATAGCTTGTAGATTTGATGCTGGGCATACTACACGAGTATTAACATATTGATCTGGATTTGTTGGTTCTCCATCAATACGTGTGTCAGAAATCTTTGCATAATAGTATTGGTTATCATAAAGGAAGTTGCATCCCTTAATAATCGTACCTTCAACAAAAATACTATCACCAAAACGCTCAACCTGATTTTGTAAAATTGTTTGTAGTTGTGTTAGTTCACGCGCTTGTATAGCTACAGAAGGTCTGAACAAAATTCTATGATAATTGTTATTTTGCGCACCATTTGCGGCATAAAAATCATCAAAGAATGGTGAAACATTTAAATTAGTATCCAGAGGCATGGCGGTCCTTTATAATATCAACTATAATTTATTTATTAAAAAAATTGAATTACCAATTTAATTGTTTCGGTTTGGTTGTTTGATCTAGTAATAGGAACAATATTTTCAGCATATATTATTTCACCAGTATATGGTACCAAATCTGGTGCTTTCAATCCTGTAACAGTGGATATAATACTTGCATCCGATGACTGAAGTTGGTCATTTGGTCCAACATAAAAAGTTCCTTTTACACCGATCAAATAGAAATCATATTCTGTAAATGTAACAGAAGTATTCGTTAAGTTTGCTGTAGCATTACTGGTCAATGTGATGGTTGTATCATTAGATACACTTAACACTGTTCCAATTAAAAATGAATTTGCAGTAACTTTAAGTTTGCTTCCAGTTGCAATAGAAGTAAAGTTTGTATTTGTTCCAGTAACTAAATTACTTACTGTATTACATGTTACATAACCAGTAGTTGGTCTGATATCTTGTAAGTATCCAAAAGCTCCACCATTTCCAGGAAGACCTTGTTGTACATATTGATTTAAAGAAAACTGGTTTACTGTTGTATATTGCCCAGTTAACTTCAATGTCTGGTTGAATGCCGTTGTTGGTTGAGATACTAATGTGACATTTGCTGTAGCAGAAGTTAAAGCTCCTAAAATTGTATTATTAGATATAAATTGGCCCTTTACATTAGTCAATTGCATAACAGTACCATTACTTGTGATAAATGTTCCGGTAGCAGAATGTTGTACATTTGATAACATTGTAGTTGTAATATATTCTGATATTGATACAACGTCTGTATTAGATAATGTTGTATTATAAAATTGAATTGCTGTAGAATTTGATGTATAGTTTTGAGCCGTAGTATTTGAAGGAACTACTGTATGACTTAAAATACTTTTTCCATTAATTTGTACTGAAACTGTAGTTGTACTATTTGCGGCAAATAAATTGTTTGCTGAATCTAAACCAAATACTGCAGTTGTAAATCCTGAATTAGTTGAATATATTGTATTATTTTGTAGATTATTTGCTAAAGCTAAAATAGACCCTGTAGGAACAAAATTTCCAACATCTTGCCTTATGATTGCAGTATTAGCATTTACAAAAATAACAGTTCCATTTGCAGCAGGCGTTACTTGATAAATTTGTGTATTTACTGCAAAGGCCACAGAATTTTCATTTGTTTTAATAGTAATGTAATTTCCTATATTATAGGTAAATTGTTTTAGAAGGCTTGTGTAAGTGTCCATAGAAGTATTTACGGAACCAATATATTCAATTACATTTTCGCCAGGACTAAATGCTCCATTTGCAGTATTATAAGTCAATTGAACATTTGCAAATAAAGGAGCCTTTAAAACACCAACTGTAGAATATTCATTATTAGTAGAAATTGTACCATTCTCATTATTGGAAAAGGTAACACTGATACCAACTTTATTCGCATTTAATTCTGAATATACATTTGCCCCATGTCCACCTCTGGGTGAAATAATCGCTCTAGCAACTGCACTATTTGCAACAAGACTTCCTGTATTACCAATTACATTTACATTTGCGTAGGTATATCCAGAACCTCTATCTATAATTTTAATATTAGAAATAGATTGGCTTTGAGTATTAACCACAGAAATTGCTTTAGCGCCAGTTCCATCCCCAAGAATAACTACATTTGGTGCAATTGTATAATTTGAAGTAAAATCTGGTAAAGGATTAAATGCATTTTGTGTTGTTACTAGATATTGGTCTGGAGTTACTTGGTAGTTAATGATTGGCTGAATTTGACCAGCACCAGTTCCAGAATTAATATAAAGTGCAGAACCAGTATAGAATCCAACATTACCAGATGACCCGTTAGCTAGAGCTAATACTTGCGTATTACCACCAACAGAAACTGAATTAAAATATCCTGTTGCATAAGAAACATAATTATTACCACCAATATCTATAGTAATCGAGTCTAATGCGCCATTGACAGCAAATTGAGTAACAATACTATTAGCGACGATTGGAATGTAAGATGCTGTAGTAAAATTATTATATGTTGTACCATCTACAGTATACATATACTTCCAAGTATAGCCATCTGTAGGATTTGTATATAAATCATCAACAGCAGAAGTTTCTACAAGTAATGGTTTATGTGTAGAAGGAGAACCGCCAGCATTATCAATGCATTTAAAAATATTATAATTTGTACCATCAAATGATGATACAAAAAAGTTCTTTGAATATAAATCATTATCTTTATCATCATATTTTGCATAAACTGTGCCAGATATCCAATCATATCTATTAATCATCATAGATAAATTTGATGGTGTAATAATTTTACCAAAAATCATTTGTTCAAACAAATTATATTCTACGTTATTAACTGATTCATTTATTAATGCTGGAGATGATACTGCATAATATATGCTATTTGTAATTAAATTTGATGTTGCTGGTGTAGTAAGAGTAATAAATGTACTATTGACAGTTAAGACAGTTCCTAATAATACAGCATCAGTCTGATACAGATAATATCCATTTGAAATATTTGAAGACACATCGACCGATGTTGCTACCAAATTATTTGCTGTATTACAAGTTACTGTTCCAGAAAGTTTGTTTAGTGCAAGACCTGAACCAGGAGTTGCCGCAAAAACGTAATATTGAGTATTCGCTATATCCTTAATAGGATTGTAATAATCAATAGAGGTTCTAACATTAAATAATTTTGTATTGCTGACTACAGTCATGATATTGTAATACTAACCCCCGGTGTATTTAATGGTGCGTTTAATTCAGATTTAATAATTGCTTTACCAAATAATTCGGTTCCCGCAACGTGAACAAGTTTTTTTACCATATCAGAATACTTGTTCAATGATAGTTTAGTTTGAATTTCGTAGGAATACTCTTGATAATATTGGTTGTCGTGAATATATTTATTAGAGTTTAATTGGCCGTTTGTATTTTCCCAATATCCATTTGCAATACCCTGATGTTCTACACTAGCGGTACCAAAAATATCTTGAGCATTAGCATTTGTTACACCAGTAAGAACTAGAGAAGCACCATTAGGATATCCATAACCAGAAGATAATACTTGTAATGTAGTAGCAATAGCATTAGCGGTAACCACATTGTCAGTAATTACAGCATTGAATCCCATCCAAGTATTACTTGTATAATCTGATGAAACTGTATTGATATAACCATTACCGAATCGAGTTCCTAGAGAATCTTGGCTATAGACTTGCGAATTATTACTAAATGCATAATTAAATGATTGTCTACGCACAGAAATTGTATTGGAAGATACGCTTTTAATCAATCCTTTAGCTAGAACTGGTGAAGAGGTTGTTGTTACAGTATCTACAGTATCTGTAGTATGTGTAGATTGCCCAGTAATAGAATATGTAGTTAAGAATGTTCCAGATAATACTGTTATAGTCAATGTATTTGTGGTTTTTGCTGTTACAACACCCGTAGCTCCAGTAGTGGCTTGAATAATGCCTTCACCAACCTTAAATGATCCACCGCTATTTGTATGTAATATTAATAATGTAGAAGATACTGTTGTTTGTTCAAAAATTGCTTGGCCAGGACTAAAATTAAAGTTTGTAGATGAAAGATCTAAAAATACATCTTTGTAATTATATGCAGCGGTATTTTTATCATAGATATATGTAAATGGTGCAGCATTATAATTGGAACCCGGATTAACTGCAGATAGAGATTGTATAGTTCCAATAATAGTTGTATTAGTTGTTAATGCATCTATAATAAGACCATTTAAATAACCAATTGTGCCATCTCCAGAAAATCCATATTCTGTGGTATTACAAGTACATTGATTTGATGTTAAATTAATAGAAGCATTAGATGATAGATATAAAATAGTATTACTTACAATAGTATTAATGATACCTACTGAAGAACCATTAGGTGCATTAAGCGTACTACCAATGCCAAATCCTTGTTGTGTGTTTGTAAATTGAGTTCCAGAACCCGTAACAATAACATTTGCCGTATTGCAAGTAATTGTTCCGCTTGCTGTAGAAAATCTTCTTGTTGGTTGTCCAGAATTGCTTCCACTAATTAGTAAGTCTAAAATTGCAATAGCAGAAGAATTGTTTCCAATAAGAACATCTGGTTGCGAGACAATTGTTTCTTGGTTTATTAATGTACCAATATTAAATGTGGCTCCAGAACCAGTATTATAAACTGCTCCAGTATTGGCTGCTCCTGTTACAAAGGTGCGCCAAACAGTATTATTAGAAACATTATAATTTGAGTTAGATAAAAGGGTTAGATATGAGGAGTTTGTTACTGAATTTACTACTCCAATAAATCCATTATTTGCTCTAAAATATAAATTATCACCCGCATTTATTTGTGGATAAGTAAAATTAGCAGTATTTCCCATTACAATATTTGTATTTGTATTTGTAGTAACAAGCCCGACTGGTTGACCAATATAAAATAGCAATGAAGCCTCTGGGTATAGTGTTCCAGAAATACTAGAAAGTCCCATAAATGCTACGTTTGCTCCAACAACTGTAGCATGAGCAGATACATTAGAATATGTATGAATAGTTGCATTTACTGCGTTGTTGCTAGTAACAACAATAGTTCCGTTTGCATTATTCCAGATACCACTTGTTGTACTAATAACTAAATTTCCTGTTGTATTACTAATAGGAAGAACGCCTACAACATATCCGGTAGCTACTGGAAGTGATAGGTTATTAGAATTATAGCCGGTTACAGGCAAAAGATTTGCAAATGATCCAACGTTTAAATTTTGATAGTATATACTTTGAAGCGGTTGTACAACAGACATAAGAGGAATAATTGTTCCTGTACTATTGGCATAACCAATTACTGCATTAGATATAAGAATTGAAGAGTTTGTCTCATAACCATATCCGCCATTAATTAAATTAAACGCAACTTTTCCGGTCCCAGAGATTGTGGCTCTTACAATAGCTTGTCCACCAAGACCTTCAGGCCCATAAATATTAAACAAGTCACCAATTTTATTGTTTGCACCACCTTCAGTAATAATAATATTATTTAAAGACCCAGTTACTTGTGGAGCATCAATTAAACTATTTGTATTAGTGATATATTCATTGGTCTGGAATTCACCCACAATATTTGAAAGATAGACAACATCAATAAATCTACCATTAATATTTTTTCGAGTAATATTTTCTACGAAAGCAGTAGCTCCAGAAGTAGCACCAGTAATTTGAGTACCAATAAATTCTACGGTTCTATATGAAACAGTACATTCTAAGTATTGTGGAATACGCCATATGCCATCAGAAGGCTTGATAACATCTGTAAATGGATTATATACTTCAATATCATCTCCAAATACTAGACTGAATAGTAATTTGAAAGAATCTGTACTTCCTTTTGCCTTATATAAATCTTGAATGTGTTTTACAAGAGTTGATTTTGATGCAGCAGTCTTTGCTGGAATACCTGTTAAATATTCTGCTTGAAATTTCGATACAAATTGATCTAAAGTAGTATCTATATCTCTATAAGATAGTATTTCTCTAGATTCTGAACCACCAGCATCTAAAAATTCATAATAAGCCTTAACAAATGCAACAAATTCTGGTCCATCCGAGTAATAAAACTCAGGAAATTGGCTTTGAACTAGATTTGCAATATCTTTTTCAATATTTAATGCCATGTTATGCTCTTACTGCGGTAACTGATACGTTGATATCGGCAGGATCGATTAATAAAACTGTATTATTAATTGCAGCAAAATCCAAAATTGTTGGTTGTACATAAAGACTGATGTAATTTCCTACATAATCTGAAAGTGCTGGTAAAGATAAATTAACTATTCCTGATGAATAATCAATTGTACCAATTGAGCTAAGTACCGTTGTTATATTTCCCCCGGACGAAACTGTAATAAGGTCTAAATAACCCAATCCATTTTGATCCTGCAACATTGATGATATGTTGTTATAGGTCAGAAGTGAAGAGTACATAGTTTTTGGAACAATTGGATTGTTATAATTAATGGTATATAGTTCTGTAGTATTTAATGCAGGAACAATTCTTTTAATCATATTAGTTGTTAGGTTTGAACTTACAATTGATGTATCTGCGTTATCAATTGTTGCAGCCAACTTACTGTGTCTAAATGTAATATCAAAATTGTTTAGGCTTGCATTGTTATATCCATTGATAGCAGAAATCATTTCTGCTTTAATATCAGACGGACTTAATGCTGATATATTAATATTATATTCTGCTGTAGCAACAACTGAAACATAAAGATAATCTGGAGATACAATAACAGGATTCATTTCTACAGGCATTTTAGTTTTAATGAATGATACTACGTCTGCAGCAATTACATTAGGAATTCCTACAAAACTACTAAAATCAATAGAGATGAATACTTTACCAAACTGAGGAGGATAAATCTTTTCTCCACCATATACGTTTAAAGCACGAATGTCTGGATAATGTGCCTTAAGAATAGTTTTATAATCTTCTGGAATAATAGCTCTATCTTGTGTTTGATAATGGCGAGGTGCATTATACTTGATAGAAGAAATTGATTCAGAATTTGCACCACCAAATGCTGCTGTATTGCTAGTAACAGTTACGGTACTATATCCAGCAATACTAGATGCTGGTGAAAAGTTAATCGCCTTAGTAGCATCTGATCCAGAAGCAACTCTATATGTTGCTTGAATTATATTACCGTTTAGTAGGGCCTTGCCGACATTTCCATCACCAAATACTAATTCATATTTTCCATTGTTTGTGGCTTGCACAAAGTAGATTGTTGATGTAGAATTATAACCAAGCATTGATGTTGCCTGTGCAAAATTCACAGTAGTTGTATCTGATTGAGAATTTTGAATTGTGACGGAGAGAGAGGATGTATCAATCTGTGAATTATTCAGAATGTAGTGTGGTTGGGTTACTGATGAATCTACTGTAAAGCTTTCTGTTACGTATACGCCTTCATAGATTGCCACATTGGCTGCTGAGTAATTATTGTGATCATATACTAGGACGCTCTGATCTGTGGTAAAGGTATAGATGTTATTATCAAGACGAGCATTAAAAGCTGTTCCCTTTGGTACTACAATTACAGAGGGACTATCATTTGCTTGAATTGTAAAATCGATATAGGCTACTGCTGATGAGTATGATCTGGGAGTATAGTTAAGCTCTTTGGCTCGTGATACCACGGAATCCATAATCTGTGCAGAATCCAAAAATGATTCAGAGATTGCCATATTGGTATAGAAGTTATTCATATAGGTATTATATGAAAGCAAATCAATCAGTACTGATAAATTTGAACCATCAAAATCGTAATCGGCAAATTGATTTTGAGATTTGAGAAAAGTCTTTAAATTATTTTTTATTGTATCGAAATCTAGAGAAGATACGACAAGAGCAGAATTTGATGACATTAACGAACCCCGTTCAGTGCAACAGTAGCATTTACTGTAGTTGGCTGTAGACTATTTATGATAGAAAATGTAACTGATACGGCAATCTGATTATTATCTGGAGCAACTGAAACAATTACATCCAAAATATTTGCTCTGGGTTCATAGTTATTGATTGCTGCGGTTACATCTTTTTTAATAAGCTGTAGTGTAATAGGTGTAATAAGCTCAAATAGGTATGCTCGTATATTACATCCAAACATAGGCTGAAAAGGTCGCTCATAAAAATTTGTCTGTATGATATTCTTGATAGAACGCTTAACGGCTTCCTCATTAGTAAAACGTGTTAAGTCTTTCTTAATGGGATGAACATTAAAGTTTGTGTTAAAATCAGAATATATGGTATTTGCTTGTAATGCAGAAACAGACAATAAAGTTCTCCGATGAGAAAAGGAAATCTGTATTTATTTATAGTAAAACCCTGAGAGAGGGACCCGTGAAACGGATCAAAGGGACCCGTAGAACGGATCAAAGGGACCCTATACTTTTCTGAAAGGGACCCGTAAGGGGACCCAATATAAGGTGGGGGGGGACCCTATACTTTTCTGAAAGGGACCCGTATACGAAAAGGGGGGACCCTATACTTTTCTGAAAGGGACCCATAGAAAAAGGAAAAATGGAAAATTGAAATCCTATATTTTCCTGGGGGGGACCCATAGAAAAAGGAAAAATGGAAAAACTAAACCGCTCGAAGCATCTCGTATGGGAACCCAATACAATATAGCCAAATAGAACTGTTTTTTTCGGAAGTATAGAGCAAGTCTAATCGCCAAACTAGACTTGCTCTATACTTGACAGATACTAGGCCGTTTGCTTCTCCATTTCATTAGCTAGAGTATTCATGACGACATGTATTGCCGTCATTACATGAATAGGCGAATTCGACGCTTGCGCAATACTGTAGGCGTACTGCATAGCGTCTTTTAAAGTCTCGCGTTCGCTAAAGAAACCGTGGCGAATGCTTTGGGCGAGCGTCGTTTGTTGCATTTGCTTTGACCTTTTGTTGTATTGAAAAGAACAGAGGCGGGGTTTAATCCGCCTCTGTATTGCTTTCGACTAGGCTTGCTCTTGTTCCTTTCGCGCCTTATCTTCCGCCTTGAATTGTTCAACTTGCTCTTTCGAGTAGATTTCACCGTTCAACACGCGCATTTCAATATTAGCCGGCTCGATTTCATAAGTAACCGTGCGATAGTCTTCGCCGCCGACATAGGTTGACTCGATGCGCTTCGCCTTGCCGAGTATTTCCATAACCTTGGCGGCATCGGCGATCGAGAGGGCGAAGGTAGCGCCGTAACCGATATTGAGAGAAGCGAACATTTGTTTAGTTCCTTTTGATGTGATGTGAAGGATTAGGCGCGCAACGGAATGCCGCGCGCCTTGGTTAGGGGTTCACAATGTCAAAGATCGCCGGGGAGTCCGTCCCCGCCGGCCGGGGGCGAATCCCCCGGTGGCGAAGCCACCTTATCAATAACAATACTTGGTGTCAACCCTTCAATACATGCTCCGAAAAATTATTTTTCTCTGCAATTTCAATGGGTTAGGGAACAATGGGGAAATCGCGAAAATTTAACCTTAATCTGCTTTGCTCTATACAGTCTAGTTAGGTATAGGTCATATATAGGCAAGTAAGAACGATCAAAAAAATCGTCAATACTGCAAATTCAACAATCAAACGGGCCATTTGTATTTGCTCCAAAGTATAGAGGGGATTAGATCAAGTCTAATCCCCTCCGGTTCAAGTATTAGGCGCTCTTAAGCATTGCCTTTAGTTCATCCTTCAGCGACTTTGCTTGTTCGCCGCGAAAGGTCGAAGCGTTGGAAAGGAAATAGAGAACAACAGACTTAGCAGAGTCGCAATAATAGTCATCTTGCATAGTATTCAGAGAAGACATTGCGTCAAGGTAAGGTTTAGCTGCAAAGTTAACCTTGGGCCAAGCCTTGCGGATATCCGAGGCGATAGTATAGAGAGGGCGATTCATCTTGTGATCCTTAAGCCGCTTTGGGAATAGGCGAGAGCACGTTGCGCTTGCCTAAGTACTCACGTAAGATAGCTTGTCTTTCAGCGCGTGTCAAGAGACTTTTTTGCTTCATTGCCGCACCTTTAATCAACCGCCATGTGTATAACGGGCTCACCATCCTTTTCAGCCAAAGCAACCCATACCATATGCACCTTAGACTTAGGCGCATTTAGTAGCATGGTCGCAGCAATTTTGGCCGCATATAAACTACTCGCAGTTATTTCAACAGTTTTACCATTATATCCCGCAATATAACCAAGCATTGATCCACACCTTTCAAACAAAAAAAAGTATATCATGAAACGCATTTGTTTCTGATAGAAGAATTTCTATTTAATTGTCAAAGACCGCAGTTCTCTTTTGTTCTATTGTTCCTGTAGTGCCCTATCATGGCCTAGGATATACCTGCCGGGGAGCACTAGATTAGTCTAGAATATCCGCTTGGTCTAAGCTACTCCAAATTCCCGTAGGTTGGTAAGGCTTAGACCAAGCTTTAATTCTAATTCTATTTAGTTATTCTTCGATTTCATCATCTTCGTCTTGAATAGTATCGTCATCATCTTCCAGTTCATCATCAGACTTGTGATGGTCGGCGAGCTCATCCCAATCAATACATTCAAAATTGATCATATCATAGATGAAACCGCCGCTTTCGCCGATCTTTTCTTCGACGTATTCAGCAACGACGTTCTGAATTTCAGCCGCAGACATATCCGTAAGGTAATCATCATCACCAAACCAGATATTGACCAACCAAGTCTCGCGATTAGTCCAACCATTGTAAGACATTTTGTGTTCCTTGCTTCGATTTATCTAAGGTATCAGAGGCGATTTAGTCTGTCAAACCTTTTTTTAATAAAAATTTTGAATTTCAGCCGCAACCCAAGAAAGAAAACCTTTGTGCTCGATTTCCACCGCCTGATTCGTATCGGGATTATACATGATCCGATAATCTAAGCGAGAGATATCTTCCGCACGATAGAAAAAACCTTTGGAATAATAATAGGCCACAGCTTCAGCACCAGAGGCGAATTCCATATCCGTTATTCCCTAGCCGCGTTTCGATGTCCCCATAATGGCCTATCAGCGTTTGCGTGTCAATAAATTATTTTTCCCCATAGAAATCAATCACATGCCTCATACAGAAGCCAAACCCATAATAAAGGGCATTCTTTTCTAAGTCTAAATACATCACTTTTCACTATACACATTGGGTGTGTAGTACAGTTTTTTATTTCAGTGTGTATTCAGTGTGTATTGAGTCTTATGTTTACACTACTTTATTATATCATTATTAGTTCAATTGTTTATTCCAGGATTCGATTAGTTCACATTGAATAGAACCGAAGTATTGTTTCACTTCATCCAGGGTTTTATTGATTCCATTGATATTGATTTCGTAACCATCAGCATTACGAGACTTATAGGCAGTAATGATCTTATTCTGAATAGTAATAGAAAACCAATCATCATTAGATGAAATATTCGCTTCACCATAGACACTAGCATCGCCAGAGACTACAGCATTGCCATAGACATTAGCATTGCCATAGACCTTAGCATTGCCAGAGACATAAGCACTGCCATAGACCTTATTCTCGTTTTCAATATAAGCCATTTGTGCGTTCCTTAGTTATTTTAGTAGATTATTGTTTGTTTTCATTAAAATATACTTTTAGTTCATCAGCGATTCTAATCGCTTCGTTTGATCTACTATAATAACCAAGTTCTTCGGCATCTTCCTCAAGTCTATACAGTATTGCAATAGCTTGTTCCAGTAGATCATCAGGAATTCCTACTCGGTGCATTGTATTAACGATCCTTAATAGCTTGTTCCAAAGCAGCCAATTCAGTCTTCAGGGCTTCAATCCTAATATCAATCTCAGACTTTGTAGGCTTAGACCACTTATCAATCGCATTCAATTGATTGGGCGTCAGATCATCAGCCACATCACCAATAGTGACCGCGAGACCATCAATATTCAGTTCATAACCATCAGCATTGCGAGAGCGATATCCAGTCAAAGTCTTACCACTATAGATCAGGCTAAACCAATCATCATTAGATGAAATATTCGCTTCACCAGAGACAAAAGCATTGCCAGAGACATTAGCATTGCCAGAGACTACAGCATCGCCATAGACTAGAGCATCGCCATAGACATGAGCATCGCCATGGATCTTAGCATCGCCAAAGACATTAGCATTGCCAGAGACTACAGCATCGCCATAGACTAGAGCATCGCCATAGACATTAGCATTGCCAGAGACTTTGTTAGAATTTTCAATATAAGCCATAGCTATCAATTTTCCTTAATATAGTTTTCGAGGTATTCAGCTACTCCGGGGACTCGCACAGACAGTATTTCGATAATACTATTCATATATCCATATGAATAGGCATATTGCCTTTCCCTATCATCAGGATATTGTTCCTTCGCGCCGCTATTTACAAAGTCTTCAAACCGTTCGCTAACGCTTTTCATTTTATGCCGCAGCCTTCAATTGCTTAATCAGCTTCTTACTATGCGCCACATACGCAACAACGTCAACCGTTTTATCCCAACAAACGCGACAATCGCCGCATTTACCGTCCCGTTCATAAGCATCGCAAACGGCATTAGCTTGCGTGTCACTATCAAAACTTGGCACTACGCAGGAACCATGTTCCGCGCTAAACATACCATCTACCGTAGGCGAAGAAAAGCGAACCGCCACATTAGGCAATTCTTTCATCATATTCAGCCAAAAGCGAATTTTGGGGATATTGTAAGACTTAGTAGGGAGCCAATGCCTAACGTGCGGCGTTTGTTCCATCACATAGTAAATCTTTTCAGCCAAACCAGGATGATACACGTCGCCACTATCAAACCAACGAAAAAACTTTTCTTTGGCGATAGCAGCAACCATATCAGAAACCCAGTCTTCGCGTTTCCAATCCTTGCGGTTTTCTTCGCGCGGCGCTTTGACATTAGGAAAAACATAGTTCCCTTGCGTGGCATAGCAGCCCGCACAAACCGGCAATAGCGTCTTAGTCGCCGGATCAATAGAGCCGGGACATGTTTCCCGCGCCTGTAATGACCACGACTTACCCGGCATTTTAGAAGCTTTAGAGAGGCGGATCATATCCGTGTTTCCCGTGTTTCGATGGACTAACTATGCACTAGCTAAAACACTATGTCAAACGAAAAAATGCCCATATGTGAAAAAAATCTCTCACATATGGGCTAAAGTATTTGTGGAGTATTATCGGTCCTCGAAGGAAAGGTTATTCAGTACAGACATCTTAAGATGATGATTTCGAGCAACTTTCTTAAGTGCATCCTTCATATCTTCAGTGGATAACCAAGAATACTCATCATCATGAATAGTCTGAAGCTGAGAAAGCATGTCTTGATTTCGAGCAAAATACTTAGGAATAGTATACCCATAATCAGATTGAAATGCTAAAAGAGTCACAACATCCGTATTTTCCATCTTAGAAGAATACATATCATCAGGAATAAGACAACCGACAGCACACTTAAGACCGTCATTGGTCTTATACGCACATTGCTCATCGATAGTAATTGCTCGTCTACCTTGAGTAAACAGATGAGTCGCTACAGTATCAAAGATTTCTTGAGCGCGCATTAGTATTCTCCATAAACCTTGCTAAAGATATAGTCAACCATTTGATAACCTTCACTATACGCCGCGCCATAATCAGCATAGCTGAACAGAAGATTTTCAATTTCCTTCCAATTTACATCAGCCTTACTAGGCCAATTAGACATAAGCTCAGCCATACCAGCATTCAATTCATCAGCCGCACGATCACGACCATCAATATTATACAATTGCCAATCATCAGCACTATAGCTAATCTTGATATTACTAATCTTAGTAAAGGCAATCATTATTAGAATTCCTTTGCAATAGTAGGACCAAACACCGCTTCAACAATAGACTTATGCGTCACAATGTAGTAAGGCATAGGCTCGATATCTTCGCCCAATTCTTCATCCCAATCCCATTGCGGCTCACTGTCCATCACGCAATCGGTATCACATTCAATATACAGTTCGCAAGGCAATTCGTCAATATATTGTCGCAGAGTATCCGCAACAATTCCGGTATAGGTTTCTTCTACTACATCACCTTCAATGATAGCATCCACCAGATCATCATAAAAGGTTGCAACATGATCCATAGTAAAGTCTTCAATGATACCTTGCGGAATCAGTGACCAGCAGGGACCATGCATCAGATCATATCGAATTGCATCAGCGCAAGCATAGATATGCTTAGGTGCATTGATATATTGAGCAATCGCTTGCTTTTGATCGTTATTCATCATTGACCTTATCCGATTAAATCAACAGACTCGACGAAGATATTACCATCATATACATCAAATACAGTAGCAGTTGACACACTGTCAAGCTGAATATTTCTGGCAATGATAGCCGCTTCAGTCGGGCTATCGGCCTCAATATCTATTTCCCAGACTAACCGATAAGTTTTCATCTGTCAACAATCTTTTTTCAGAAAAATATGGGAAGGCGCGATTGCCTTCCCATAAAGTCACCATACCCTAGATCAGCTTTTCACGCAAGCTAGAAATTTCGCTTTGGGTCATAATTCCCGTACCAGTAGCCTTTTGGACAGCGACATAAATGTCAAGAGCCTGAAGCATAGCAGTCTTTTCCTCAATTTCAAAGAAAATTCCAGCATTTTCGGGCAATTCGCCAGCATCACGCAAAGCAGCAATCAGTCGGTTAGGCGCGTCTTCCACGATATATTCAATGATATCGTTAGACAGAAGTCCACACAGGATGTCAGACACATCGAAATTTTCAATCACTTGATCCAGATCAACTTCGACATTAATAGAAGCGTAGGCCATTTGGTATCTCCGTTTGTTTCGATGACCCATAATCTCATAGGCCAATCAGGGTGTCAACAAAAAAATTTCGTTGGGAAAATCAGAGAGTTAGATCAATCCATATAGCTATCGCAATATTCGTTAATCGGCTTCAAGACATCTTCAAGATTAGTGGTGTAATCACTGATGACATCATAACCATCATTGCCATAGATAAAGTAAACCCAGCCGATACGTTTTTTCGATTCATTGTAAAAGCAAAGTGTATCCTCATCAGTGCTAAACATAGCACCAAAGATTTCATCAGCATCTTTGGAATTTTTAACAACAAATTCTTCACCATCATAGACGCCTAGAGCATAACCAGCCTTTAGACTGGCATCAATAGTCATCTTGACAATACGTTGCTCAAGTTCAATCCTAGCCTTAACCGACATACTATCCCCTAATCACAAGAATTATAGCAATGGCACGAAACATAAAGTTCCGGCTTAGTGTGAACATTAGCCGTACTACCATATCCCCAAAGAGATTCCTGGATATACTTAGCATATGCTTCAGCTTCAGTCAAGTCATTAAATCCCTTCATAGACCATGACGACCCACCGCCGCCATGAGACCTATTAAAAATTTCCAGACCTTCGCGCATCTTAAATTCTTTAAACATCGGTGTCAACCTTTTTATCGCGTTTAAAAACGGAACCCTTTCCCTTTTTGGCAGGGAAAGCCTTTGCCACATTACATTTGTGTGCAAAGCGGGCGATAGGATTTCTCGATTTCATGTCGTTCCCTTTCTTGATAACCACAATCTCTCACAATCCTATCGCCCCGTCAACAAGTTTTTTAGAGCCTATCCGAAATGTTTATCACGTTGTAATGGTCACGATTTCCCGGACGTTTAGCAGCATATTCAGCCGCTTCCTCATAGGTTTCAAATGAATCCATAAAGTTATCAGCCAAGGGATAATATTGGTCATATCCCAATACCCAATAGATTTTCATAACTACTTTCCTATTAATGACGCCAGGAGGCTTCCCAAGGACTCTTTGTAGTCTTAAGAATATTATCACCAGTAACCCAGGTATATTCAGGACCATCCGTAGGAACAGCCCAATTACCGGGAGAAACCATCAGCCATTCACCAGAGTCTTCGACTAGATCGAAATGATTAACAGCCTGATACATTGCATCACTAGCAGTTAGAGCAACAATCTTAGTCTTTTTCTTGTTCACATTAAATGAGAACAGCGTTTCATTTTCATTCATTCTGCATTGTCCCACATTTCAGGAGTGTGAGGATAGATAGACTTCCATCCACCCTTGACCCATTTCTTACCAAATTCCTTAGCTTCCTTGCGCTTATAGAAGTTCATACCATCAACTTCCTTATCGTCAAGGAAAAGAGCCGCATAAAATTCACCATCGTCATCATAGACGCCGTAATCACGATTAGACATTTGCTTCATCTTCAATCTCGATTTCATCAATAGAGGTTTCACTGTTATAGTCTTCACAAAAAGCTTGGTCAAAAGTAGAAGACAGTTCCCATTCTTGGTTTACTTCATCCCAACTTGCCCAGGCATCGACCAAAACATCTTTTGATCCACATTCTGAACAACACATCTGAAGTTTCATCTTAGTCCCTTGTTTGGAGGCAAACCGTTTCGCCTATGACCCTAAGCTAACAGAGGCTAAATCGACCGTCAACAAAAAAATGAGGGGATATGGAATTTTTCCCATATCCCCTTTGGTTAAAGGTTAGTAGTCGAAATCCCCAAAGTCTTCCGGGTAATCCTCTTGCATGTCATAGTCATAATCATCATAGTCGTCATAATCAGCATCAACATCATAGTCATAATCATCAAATTCCATTTTTTACCTTCCGATCTTCTTAGATTTTGTGGGTTTAATAGGTTTACGGTTACTAATACGCTGTTTCAATGTACTATTTACTATATATCAGTCGGGCTTTACCATCATCATAGTATTGCTACCAGTCACAGTGGTTGGAAGAACGCCATTCCACTTGGAAATCCACTCTTGTTGCAGCACTTGGGGGTTAGCGTGCAGTGCTTCACCCTTGATACGAGTAGCATCAGCTTCACCACGAGCCTTAGCAACAGCAGCATCAGCACGATTCTTTTCAACTTGTACTTGGCGCTCAGCAACTTGTGCTTCCTGGTCAGCCTTGGTCTTGTTCTCAATTGCTTGAGTTACAGCAGCAGGGAAACGAATAGACCCGATCCACTGTAGATCAGAGATTTCAATACCAGAACCAGCAAAGTGTTGTTGAACGTCCTTCAGAGCATTAGTAATGACTTGTTGACGAGCAGCAGTATAAAGTTGATCTGAAGTCAGCTTGGAAGCTTCCAGAGCAATAGAAGTACGAACATATGCACGCACAGGACCATCACGCAGAGCATCAAAGTCAAGCTTATACTTGGTATAGATTTCTGCAACCTTGGAAGGATCGACGTGCATAGTAACAGATACATCAGCAGTCAGAGGCAGACCAGTAGAGTCATTGAAAGCAAACTCTTCATTTGCGTTCTTGTTATCACCATCCCCAGGCTTAGTCCACTGATAAGTACGAGTGATAGCAGGGTATTCGATGATATACTCATTAGGACCAGTAAAGTGATACCCAACAGCAAGCGGTTGTGGTTGAACACCAGCACCTTCACCAACAGTCTTAACTAGAAAGCCAACATTACCTACTTGTACATTAGGACCACAAGCAGTAAGCAGCATAGCAGCAGAGACAGACAGAATTACATTACGAAGTTGCATGTATTATTGATCCTTCTTAGAAGTAAAGTCGTTGAAAAAGATAGAGCCGAGGTAGAACAGACCAACGATAGTTCCACCGACAAGCAGAGGAATAGCGAGGACCACTAGATCAGACGGCATACCCAGAGTAAAGGGAATAGCCACACGAAACATAAAATAAGCAATAGTGATAAGGATCGTAATATAACATACGGCCTTAATAATTAGTCCAGTTTCTTTATTCACCATAAAATCCTTCAATAGGCCATACACGATTGATGGCGCGTTCATATGAGTATTTGATATTTTTTTCAGCTTTAGTATTCATATATTCACAATAAGCCTTAGCTTGATGTTCATGAAACATGACTGAATTTAGAGTACAATCACCATTATTATAGTCACTAACATATACAACATATGAGTATGAAGTATGATCGTTAATGTTTGTAGACATCACATTACTCCTGAATCATCAAAAGAGAATAGTTGGGGAGCATCAAAGACTGTACCGCGAGCAAAGACTACAGCATTGCCAGAGACTACAGCATCGCCAAAGACATTAGCATTGTCAGAGACATTAGCATGGCCAGAGACATAAGCATTGCCATAGACATTCATAGGGTTTTCGATAAAAGCCATGTTCGTTTCCTTGTTTCCGATTTTGTAAGACCATTTTATCAGGCCTCGAATTAATGTCAATCTGCGGTTTCGACCTCGATCTCGTACTCGGTCAGACCAAGGTAGTCGATGTCGGCCAAAAGGCTGGCAAACTCGGCATAGAATTGGCGAAGGCCTTCAGCCGTGGTTAGGACGTAATTGGTGGTCATTTCGTTCTCCATAATGCGTAAAATCATCATATACGATCAAAAAATGGTGTCAACAAAAAAAGCTTGTGGCAGGTGGGGTATCTGGAGCCGGCTCTTGCCCGGCTCTTGCCCATCCTCCTTTTAACGGTAGATCAATCCGTTTTCCATCGAGACTCTGGCCAGAGCATCACGACAGAACTTTCCTTACCACAAATAACAATTATTTAACAGCCTTTACGGCATCATGAAAATTTCCATCATAAAATTTCTTAAAATGTATATCACCATCACAGATGTCTGAGCAATCGATTCCACGCCCATCATCTTTTGACATATCCATCAAAGTACATACTGCATCATAGATATCATCAACATACTTTCTAGGAGACTCTGTGGGACTACCAGAAATATTACGCAGTACGACATATAGAGTAGCAACTTCTTCTTTAGTTAGTTCGAGAATATAATGTTCCATATTATGAATCCAAGTAAACGACGCCATTGGGATATACGGCAGAAAGATGCATGTAATTAGCTAATTCTTCTACAGTATGGTATATGATATCATCGATCTTATTATACGTCCCATCAGTTAGATCATCAATCACCACAACGTCCATATCAGGAGGAAGCTTAGATAGAGCTTCAATCAGTTCAGATACCTTCATTACATTTCCTTTGCAGCTTCACGGAGTTCATCTTCCGTGAGAGGAACCCACCCTACCACCTTACCGGTTTCGTTGTCAATATCAATTACGATATAATCGCCACCCCCGATAGCCGCGATATAAGGGACATATCCATCAGCATCAATACATTCCACTAGATCACCAGGACCAATGTCAGTCAATGTAAAATCTCCCATCCACCGGAATACCCTTTAGGGTCTTATCAACAATATCGCTAACATAGAATTGTACGGCTCGATTGTCAAGCACATAATTCTTCTTTGTGTATTTTACGATACGCTTAAAGGTAGCCATAGGAAAATCCACCTTATGCAGGGTAATTCGCTTCCTACGCATATCTCGAATAGCGTTTCGGTCAGTGTAGATCATATCAGCCCAAAATGCAATGCGGCAGGCATTAATATCAAAGGTGTCGATCAGATTTTCGGGAGAAGGATAGAAATTTTCGGTGATAAGCTGAACCTTAAGATCACCGCGCTTATAGGAAGTAAGCTTGCCTTCAGGACACTTGAAAATGACTTCAAATCCAATGTCTTCAAGGTCAAGACCAACTTCATGAGAAACCAATCCATTAGGAAAGAAAACATCATAATCCATAATGGTTTCGTCCTTACCGAAGATACCCCGAAGAGCACCCCCAGCCAGATAGACATCACGCTTACGAATGATACTCATAACGTCGGTATCAAGAATCAGACGGTCGGCAACTCGTTTAAATGGAACGGTAATCATTTTATCTCCAAAAGATTTTCCACGAAACAATAGTCTCGGTAGTGGTTTGTTTTAGTATCGACTCTATAACCCACCACAGGATCGTTTGTCAACACCCATCGTTCAAAATCATATCGACTTTCTAACAATTTAGGTTTTGGTAGATTAACCAAGTATTCGGTGGTTGTCCAGTAAAAATTACCAGAGACTAAATTGTTAGTTTTCATATCATTTAAGTATTTAATTTTGACCGGGTTAGCATCCTGAACACCAACAAGGTCAAACTTTTCTAGGTCTTTTAGACATTCTCTCCATTCAGTGATTAGAAAGTGATTGAGGACTTCGAACCAATTTTTTACAGCAAGACCGCCAAGATTAATACTATGAGAACCTTTGCTGTGAATGTAAAGAACAGAACCATTGTGAACTTTTGAATATTCCCACATTTTTTCTAGGGTTGGTCCCTCAAATAGATTAAATTCTTGAGTAGACCGCACACTAAGAATGATAATCCAAGGATATCTGTTATTGATATACTCTACTACTTTTTGAGCAAAGTTGAATTTATTAGAACTCCTGTCTGCATGAAATTCCATATTGTGCATACTACCATAATGAGTTGGCATAGTAATACACATATAGACCTTGGCATTATCCTTAAGTCCACTCTCTATCATAAGACGAGCCTGTTCATCTAGCCAATATGACCACATAACAATAGACCCATCAGGAATAAAGTAGTGATAGAATACTGCATTATTCATGATTAATAGTTAACCTTTGGATCATTGCCACGCAAAAATTCTCTGGCATCAAGCCAATTCTTTTTTACTCGGTCAATAGAACACCATTGATGAATATAAGGCCAAGACTCTTCTGTAGTAATTAGAAGATGTTTTGTTAACTCGGCATTTCTGGCTTTAAGTTCTTCAAGTTCATCAGCAGCACCCCGCATTAGACGAGCAGCATTGAACCACCCGTCCTCTTCTACGTTCTCTGCTTGTACTCTAAGACGAGCAGATAAATCCTTATAACTCATAAACAAAGTTCCTATTATAATGTGGATTCTGGTCATTGTAGCCTTTTGGATTACAATAGACCGAAGTAGACCCTAACATATAAACAAATGAGTCGTGCATATGTCCATGCATCCAGGCTTTAATAGAAGGATGATCGATGATCTCGTCTTCTATATTAGAATAATAACCACCATTCATATGATAATCATGACGATACCGAGGATGGACAGACATTTCAGAAGGAGCATGATGAGAAACTACCACACACTTATCGTGAGTCTTAGCAGTATCAAAGATAAACTTTCTTGATTGAATATGAACCGCTAAAGCATCCTTGGGTAGAAACTTCCGATGAGTAGCCTTATTCTCAATCAACTTAAAGTCGTTCATACCATGTCGAAGAGTTTCCATAGTAAGAGGATCACCCCTATGCATATCAGTCCACAAAGTAGAACCAATAAATCGAGTATCACCAATATCAACAAACTGATCATTTAGAATATGAATGTTCTTGTACTTGGACAGAGCTTCGCGGATATCATCTAGCGTTCTATCAATATAACCACGATAATATTCATGGTTGCCGGGAACATAGATTACATTCTCAAACTCATCAGAAACAATAGCAAAGAACCGATCAAAATTGTGTGCTACTTGATAATAAGGACTCTCGACAGGACGTGTGAAATAGTCACCAACACAAATATCACCAGCAAGAACTAATACATCAACCGGAGTTTCATTTTGCCGAATAGTTGTATGTGGAGAAAATTCCAAATGTATGTCACTTGCTAGTTTAATCTTCATTACTTCTTTTCCTGACAAACGCTATCTACAGGCACACCGTCTTCTAGTACACCTACTATATTATGTTCGCTATGAATATGCTGAACATAATACTTATCGTCTAGCTTAACGATATAGGTTTCTTCAAGACACACCCTCACAACTGCAGCTTCGCCGTTTTCAATTCGATCTTTTACCTTATCTAGGGTATCATATTGTTTTGGTGGTTCTACCTTATGACAGGCTGTAAGTGTTAGAACCATAGCTAGTACTAAAATCTTATTCATTAAATTTTGCTTTCTAGATATGTCTTAATAGCAATTGGATTTCCACCTACTGCCTTTAGGGTTTGACCAAGATACCAACCCATAGACTTGCCAGGGTTATCGTCAATTAATTGATCAACGACGGAGTGAAAATCAACCGCTTCATCTTCCTTATTGTATACCGACACAATCTTATATTCACGAGAAAGGGTATTCAGATCACTTTCACGAGTAAGATGAATTGCCTTAGCAACAGCGTACATACTGATATCAAGATTCTTAAGAAACTTCCTAACAACCTTTACAACTTGGTCGTCATTCGGTTCCTTAGTTTCTCGGCATAGTTCTGCAATAAGCGTATTAAGTACGTTCACCTTAGTTTGGTCACGATCCTTACGAGCCTGAAGGACATCAGCTTTGATAGTTTCAAAAATAGTCATTATATAATTCCAATTCTAACATGTTGTACGATCCAAAAGATAATATACATGATAACCCAAACAATGGCCATAGGTAAAGTGCCCATACCCCAAATAGTACAAGCTATTAAGAACCTGTTTTCCCATGAATTAGGATCATATTGATCTTTCATTTGTAAATAACTTTTCGCTTAGAATATTCTTCTAAGTCTTTTTCATCATAGATAGAATTATGCAACTCTAGAAATCCACAATCCATACCTATAACATAAGAATCTGGACCAAATCCAAATACATCATAAAGAATCCAACGATAAGAGCCACGATCTTCAAGTTCGCCTTTATGTATACGTTTAACTACAGAATAGAAAGCCTTTAGTTGATCATCATAAGAAAGGTTCTTCCAATAGGTATCACAGTCCTTTTCGTATTGATTAGTACTTTCTCTCATGTGTTCAGAAAGTTTTTGTAGTTCATCCCAATCAATCGTCTTTTTGGGTTCTTCAGTCATTATTAACTTCCCAAGCCCAATTAACCGCAACCCAATCATCAATACAATTGTCTTTAGTAACTAGATGATCCTTGCGTTGATGGCACATTTCTCTAGACCAATGAACATAATATGAATCGATAATCTCTTCTTCAGTTAAAGTATATACCAGATTACCTACAATATTGCCGACATCATCATATTCTGGTTCATTATAAGAATATGTCTTCATATCAGTCATATCTCCATTCATGTATATAATCGATTATCAGCTTTTCAATAAGCTTGTTAAGAGTAATATCTTGCCTATGAGCCATCATCATGAGATTATAGATTTCTTCACGACTCATTTCAAGAACTAATTCTGCACGACCATCTAAAGGTTCATCATTTAGGCTCATTCGGGTACACTATACCAAGAAATGATAAGATTAAGAGCATCGACCATCCTTTGAATTTCTACAGCATCTTCTTCGGGATCAATAGAGAAGACACGAGCATTACCCCTAGCCAAATCATCAACAAAATTCTGCCGACACAACTTAAGTTCTTTTAAGATAATCGTGTCAACCATTTCATAAGTTAGTTCAACTGAATAACTCATTGCTTTACTGCGTCCTTTTCTAGTGTCTTATAGAAATTCTGTAGGTTAGGAGGAAGAGACGAGATATCATCATCTCGAACTAGGTTCCATGCCAGAGTGCGGATCATAGCTTTATCTTCCTTGGTAGATACACCGCTATAGGCAAGCTGCATACTCTCGATCTCACGTTCGACTTGTGGGTGATAGGTATTATGCATGATATTACTGGTCTTAGGTTGGCTAAATGCCATAGTAAGACCTATGGTACAGAGAACAGCAGTTCCCAACATAATTCGCTTAAACATTTTTTGTCTCCGACTGTATTGAGGAATATACTAATAATTTATCTAAGATTATTATAAGTTAAAACTTCTTCCAGATATATGTTGAGTTACCGGTCTTAAATCGAACGCATTCGACTTCGTCGCCATTAGCTGTGGTATCTTTCCACTCATCAGTAATCTCGGTAATCAAAGTCGTCTGCCACCAGTCCTGCAGAAAAGTCCTGACGCCGATACTTCCGACTCTCATGGCTACACCCACTCTAGGACGAGCACTATGCTCGTACTCTACACCCGAAATGTGATAGTTCTCAGCCTCTGTGTTGTCGGATGGCCAAAGAGCCATTGACATAGGACCGGAGTCCCCCATACCATCAGAAACCCTATAAAGAGAATATGTCATGTTTTACTTTTTCCTGTTTTAAAGAATATATTACATCAACCATTTAACAGCATAACTTAGAGTAATGACCACTAACCAGAAAGCCACTATTAGACATATTGCTTTAAAGGAGAGGTCTTTAATCATGAGATTATTCCGGTTCCTTATCCGGTAGAGGAGGAGTCAGGATACGAGGCTTACCTTCTAGATAAGCTTCTGCTGCTTCTTTCGTCGCAAAAATCTTATCTACATCGGTGCTGTCATAGTCGCCTTCATAACGAGCGACATAATTCTCAATAACTAGCCATACCTTATTCATATACCAAACTACCCTAATTAAACAGGCGCATACCTAGAGACATAGCACTGAGAACAACCGATAGCCACCAAACTACCCTTATACAAGGATTTAGGTCCATTTTGTTTAGATAAAAAATACCAATTATAATGAAAAAAATGTTTAGAATATTCATAATGATCATGATATCAATCCTCAAAAACGTTTAGAAAAGATGTATCGATATAATACCTGAGTTGATATTGAGCATCCATACACTTTTCGACATATGCGTCTGCCTTCTCACGGCTTTCAAATACAGCCGAGACACCAGGGTGCATATCACTAGCACCAGTATCCTCGCACATAACGACGTACAGATACGAATAATAATTGCTCACTTCGTCTTCCTTTGCAGGTGCTTTAGACCCTTAATAATAGCCGGAATGCATTCGATCTGGAACATAGCCGTAGATTCAAACCCTGTATCCACATAGGCAAAGGTATCATCACCATAAATTTCGATATGCTCAGACACTCTTCCGTCATCTACAAATCGTGTAGTAATCTGAGTGCCGTTCTTAGAACTAGACGAGGTAATTGTGATAGGCCGTGTCATAGGTTTCTCCAAATTTATTATATAGCAATAATATCAGGAATCAGATCGGTGTCAATTAAAAAGTGAACATTTGAGATCATTAGCCGACACATAAGGCCGAGCCTGTTCAAAAATTAGATCATCATTCCTATTCTTAAAAACAAATGTCGTTGGAGGAAGGCCATGACATTGAGATGTAGTTTTCTTAAAATAAATACAATTTCCACAAACATCAGTAGTTATCATATGTCAGCCCACCAAATCGTTAAATCGGTCTACGGCAAGTTGGATTTCGCTATCATTTTTAAAAACGCTGTCGATTTTATCTCGACGCATAATCGTAAGATAGTTTGGCGAATAAACCAATTTTACACCATTCCTTACCATAAGAATGACCTTGACGTTATTGATTTCATCAGAAACATCAAGAACACTAATAGGATTCCTCTTAAGCATCGTCTTTCAATCCTCCAGCAGCATAAACAATTTGTGTGACAAGTTCAATAGGAACTCGACCAAAAACACCCTCTTCATTATCACCCCGATACAATTCCAAATCATAAAGGTGTTCTGATGGATATCCAATCTCAACATGCGTCCAAGGGCCATCATTGCTCTTGGGTGTACAAAAATGGCTAGATGACGCTTGCATAGAGAATGTTAGACCATTCTTACACACAACGCAAGGGACTAATTCGAGCCAATCAGAAAAATTATCATTAACTCGAAACGTAGGGTCAAGCATGTATTGTAGTTCATATTGAATGTCTTCAAGAGGCGAATATCCTACATTCACGAGATAATTCCTTTCGTATGGAAAATAATCATATATAAAAAGTAAAGTACCTTCAATACAATATGGTATAATTGATCGGTTTCTGAATCAATTTCTCCCTTACACTTCTGATCGTCTATCCACATATGAGTAATCAGTTCGATTAGAGACAGTAAGGAACTGCCTGTGATAATGTATACTGCACCAGCATGAATATATGCATGTGCAAATAAAGCAAGGAGTGGATTGAATCCTTTGATTGGATTATATCGATTCTTGGCCTTTGCTAGAAATTCTCCTTGAAAAGGAAAGTCTGCTAGGAAATGAAACCAGATTAAAAGAAATAGGCTATCCATGATCTAGATAATCCATAATAATAGTATGGGTAAGCCAAAATATTCCTATACCTACAAGCACTAATAGCAACCAAAAATGTGTTGATGCTATATACAGCAAGCCTATTAGCGCAGCAATAGTTATCCAAATTATACAGGCATATAGAAAAGCTTTATAATGGTTATTCATTCTGATACTTCTACCTTTTCTAGAAGGGTTTGAATTTTAACCAAACAGTTTAAAGTTTCGATACATTGTGGTAGTTTTCCACCAGCGGCTTTAAAGCCAGCAAACCAATACCGCAAACGTTTGACTTCTTCAATGGCATGATCACGATACACTTTAGTTGGAAGATTTTTCTTACTCATTCCGGTTCACTTTCAGGTAGGGGTGGAGTGAGAATACGAGGCTTAAATGTACTGGCTTCTTCGTCTAGTGCTGCTTGTTTGACACAATTTTCTAGCCTTTGTTTGGCTTCATCATACGGAAAGGAATCGCGGCCACCATACCTATAAGAACAAGCGTCACCATATACATTCTTCCAGTCAAAAAGCGTCTTTTCTTCTACAACCCAGTATGTAGGTCCAGTGTTATTGTAATTGAATGTTTCTCTTAGTCGATATTGTTTAGCCATTACTCACATACTCCCAGCACTAAAGCTTTCTTGGCTCGAATCTTGCCTTGTTGAATAGTAATGATGTCATCTTTTAGAACTTTGCATATCAGGGTCTTGCTAGAAGGTGTTACATCATAATAGGTAGCATGAGAGAAGTGGAGGCCAGGTGCGCATGACTTATTAGACATATCCGGATCTTTGACTTTGGCCCATTCTCCTATCACGTACTTGAAGTTATCATCGTATTCAGAGCTTAGATCAGCTTTAACACGTTTAAAGCAGATGACTTCATCTCTCATAAACATGAGATTGCATTGAGTACGCAGTGAAGCCACTAAATCAGTACTGAGATCAGTGGTTACATGTGAGAATGATACCCACATATGCTCATGGATTTTAGCATCGCCATAGACTCGAGCACTACCAGAGACATTAGCATCGCCATAGACATTAGCATTGCCAGAGACATGAGCATTGCCAGAGACATAAGCATCGCCATAGACATGAGCATCGCCATAGACATGAGCATTGCCATAGACACAAGCATTGCCAGAGACATAAGCATTGTCAGAGACATTAGCATCGCCATGGATTTTAGCATTGCCATAGACTCTAGCATTGCCATAGACTCTAGCATTGCCATAGACTCTAGCATCGCCAGAGACATGAGCATTGCCATAGACACAAGCACTACCAGAGATATAAGCGGAGGCGGTGACAAGAGCAGTGTCGGCAACCCATCCACCTCCATTAGAGTGTCGATGTGCTGGAACTGGGCCAGAACCAAAATCAATCATTTCAGACATAGATAATCATCCTATCAAAGTTATAGTCCCAAGGCATAGAACTCGAAAACTTATCGAAAGATTGGTGGACCGCAAATCGAGGTTCATTATCCCAATCGATAATCTCACCCTTCTCTATGCGCGACTCAACACTATCCCAATACGCATCAATACGCTTAGCAAAATGCTTATCAAAATAATAAATCTGGATAATCTTTAAAATGTTGTAGAGGCTGATTACAAAGAAAATGGTTAACACAGTTATTAGGACCACAGTTCCCTCCAATTAATTAATGTAGGGATATCATACGCCATTTAAAATTCATGTCAATCATAAAAATTTTCAAACGGACAAAAAAATATCCCCATACCCAAAAGGGGACGAGGATATTTTTCTAAATCAGATCAATAGACCCAATGATATGTCGTATGATCTTGTTTAGAAAGTTCCCAATTTCCTGTTTCTGGTAGTGGGAACAGATTTCCTACGACATATAATGCATGATTTGCCGTTTCGGTCAAAACATCCATAGTCTTATTATTCAAGATAAAGGTATAGGCGATTCTTTTATCCAAAATAAATTACTTCTTTGCAGGCTTGCGCTTTACCTTACTTACGATAACCTCTTCCGCAGTCTCTAAAGCTTGCTTAGCCTTAGCGACTTCTTCTACTAACTTCTTTTCTTCAGCTTCAGCTTCAGCCTTAAACTTTTCAACATCTTCACTAATGCGTTGAAGTTCTAATGCAAAATCTTGTTGCAATTCCTTCTTGCGTTGCTTATCGATTAGCAAAAATCCGACCGCAAGCACAGCAACAACTAAAAAGACACCAAATAGAACCATTTTATTTCTCCGTTATTATTAATTATTTTAAACTAGACCACTTAGTTAAATCTGGTGCAGCAGTCTTTTCTGCAACAGTAGCGAGCTTTGGTGCAAACTCAATTCCGGTAGCCTGTTCAACAGCTTCAACAGATACAGCATACTTCGGAAGGTCTTTCACATCAAGAGCCGTATTTGGAAAAATAAATCCAATAGCCCTATTATCTGTGGCATCAAAGATGACTTTAAATAGGCGAGTTGGAACACCTACCTTACCCGGACCAATAGATTTGTATCCAGCATCATATATAGAACCAGAAGATACATAAACATCCTTACCTTCTAGAACCCAGTTTCGAACGGCAGTTTCCAACTGCTTCCAAATTCCACGGTTGTTATTACCCACTTGCGGGACCATGTTAGTGAGAAAGAAAGATTCGGACATAATGGCAACCGACTGAGTATTATCACCGGCTGGCACCATATGTCCTCTGTCGTAGATAGACCCTTCGGAGGAATAATCTGCAAGGGTTGCACTTCCTGCCTTTGGAATGGCTGGGTCGGGACGAAAATTGTCCTTTCTTTTTGCTGGTCCACTGACAGCATCCTTTGTTGGATGTTCTACAACATATTCAGGGGTCTTCGTATCTTCTCGATAATGTATAGCATAATTTTGCTTACATAGATAATCATCATTCTTTGTGATTGAAGATATTGGAGCACCTTCAAATGAAAATTGGGGACACTTATCATCTATAGGATTTGCGAGAGCTATAGATGGTACAAACAGTAATGCTAAAAACAATTTATACATAATAATTTCCTTAATTAAAACAACTCTTTATTTATAAGTGTAAAATTAGGTCACTTATTATAATATATATTACCCAAGATAACCACACAAAGACTGTTAAAAAAGCACACACAAATTTCCAGGACAATTTCATAATGAATTCTCCCCAACAATTTCATATATTTATGTGGCAGAAACCGTCGAACTTCCTGTGGCATGTGTACCATCTGTTGCAGTATCACCGGCTCTACATATAGCTTTACCAGCAATTGATATTGTAGAAGAACCAGTAGACATTATAGCAGTACAAGACTGTAACTGATCATTTACAACAGTTATTAATTGCCCCTCACAAGAAACTGTGAATTGCCCACCACCAAGAATTAAGTGGCTTCCACAATGATCAATATTGTCTCTTGTTACTCCGGGCATTACTTAGGACTCCAGGCAAATTCAATAAGTCCTGGTTTATAGTCTCCGGTTGGAGCATTCGCACAAGTCAATATCATTTTTCTATTTGCCTTAAACTTACATCCGCTATCAGGACTTGCAAATGATATATGAATCCAAATTTGTGATGCGCCATATTCAAGAATTAATTGATCGAATGCAATATGATCTTTGATCCATTGAGCAATTTCGTACATGGTTTTGTAGTCAGATGATCTTGCACCAAATGTAATATCTACTGCTTGTCCGGTTCCATGTTGACCAGCACCAATATTAGCGCCGGTTCTTAATCCAGAATTGATCCGAATTGGTCCCCATTTTTGACTAATTGGTTCTAGAACATTTTGAGCAAGCAATGTTAGATTTGCAGCGAGTCTGGCTTTACTCATTAAAGAACCACCAGCAACTTGAGACATAATCGCATAAGGAAATACCGGACCAGGATAAGTAAGATCAGATAATCTATAATTCTTTGATAACCTCAAATCGCCAGAAATAGATGTATCTGGAAGATTTTCAATACCGCCGGTTGTGCCAGTTGGAACAATATTGGCTGCAGGAGAAGTATCAGTTTGTCCTGTAGTTGAAGGCTCATTCTTTAAAGCATCAGCTTGAGCCTGAGTAATTCTTCCAGAAGCCACAGCCGCATTTATTTGCGCTTGTGCGTTTTCTTGGTCATCATCGGTTCCCTGAATAATAGAATCTGTAACAGCAGGAACAGTTCCTTCTCTACTTGGTGGGTTTGATAGACCCGAAGTTTTTGCATCTGTAGCACCAATTGCTTGTGCTGCGGGATTTGCATCAGTAGCAGTAATTGAAATTCCTTCATTTAAGGAAATGTGAGAACCATCGAAAGCTACAGTAGAGCTAGACTTGACTGAAGAAGCTGACGTAGCAGATACGACAAATGCTCCACTAGATTTAATATTAGTATCTTGTGTAGAAGATGAAAAGATTCCAGCACCAGATTTAATGTTAGTATCTGTAGTAGATTGAATCTGTACATTAGCACCAGAATACAAATTCACATCTTGTGTAGTCTTAACATCAAAAGATTGTGCTGTAAAGTTGCTTCCTACTGCTGATTGTACTTGAACATTAGCATTAGAAAAAATATTTGTGTCTTGTGTACTATGCATATTTGTATTACCTGAAGAATACATATTGATGTCTCCATCATATGCCTCTAGATAAATTGCACTACCCCTAATACGAACATCTTCTTTTGCATTAATTTCTAATCTGCCCCCAACATTAATATTAACATCGTTAAGACATGTGATGTTTATATTTCCTTTTACATAAACGTCCTGAGAACCTTCGATGTAAACATGATCATCATGAACAACGATACTATAGTTATCACCAACTACTTTAGTTACTCTACGACCATCAGCAGCAATTTCTTGATATGTACCGGACTTGTGATAATCAAATAATCTTTCATTTCCAGGCGTATCATCTATTTCTTTAATATGACCAGACTCCGACTTTTGAGTATGCACATATGGATATTGCCCTTTATAGGCAAGGGGTGGTTCTATACCAACCGGAGTCACAGAAATATCTGAAGGTTGTGTTGCAGCAATAGATGTGACAACATTAGAAGCCGCTCTAGCCAATGTAGGAGAAGATGGGGTAGACGTAATAGGAACTGTTGTTGGGTCTACTACAGTAGAAGCAACTTGTTGATCTGAATCTATACTGTTTAATTGGTCATAATTTAAGGTTAGAGTGTTTGCCGATGCATTACCAGAATAGAATTGCGATAGAAAAGTATCGGGTATACCATTATTGAGATTTAATAATGCTGGGTCTACTTGAACAGAACCATCTGTAGCAGAGAGTAACCCGCTAGTTATTATAGTTAATGTTGGATCATTAGAAACAACGGCCGAACTAATAAAATCAGTTACAGAAACAATAGAGGTATTTGGGATTGTGTTTGTTGTATTAGCCATTTTTAGTTGTTTCCAGATTCTTTCCTGTTGCTCTGGTTGGTGGTCCAGAACCATTCATTGATGCTAATGCTTGCTTAGCATATCCAATTCTTCTATCAAGGAATGCGTATTCCGCTTTAGGCTTTTCAAAATCATTCATAAATGCTGCGGTTGCAGATTCGATGGTTGATGCAGCCTTAAGATTCTTAGTATATCTAGGAGTATTTTTTAATTCATATAATAGAAACGAATAATTATGATCATCCGTTGCTGCATTTTGTGTAATATCATAACCATTAAAGTTCGTCTTAACAAAATGCACAAAGTCATTCATTCGACTATTGGTCCACTGAACCCAACCATAACCTTTTGATTTAGTATCTATAGGCCAGCATGGACCGTGGCTACCCCCTTCTCGAATATCACAGAACATTCCACCAGATTCATGCGCAACATTACCCAAAATAGCGGCAGCTTGATAATCGTGAAGACTTAGGTCTGCCATAAGTCTTTGACCGATTGGTCCAGCCTTTACTACAAAGGATTTAGAGAGTTGTCCTAAGGTCTGCACAGGAGATGTTGCATCTGTTACTGCTTTTAATGCATCAGAAGCTGTAGAAATAACATTCAATGCAAAATGCCCAAGACCAGTTGCTACTGTACCAAGAATAAAGGGAATTTGACAATCTTTACCATCAGCAAAAAATCCAAATACTTGCGTTCCTTCAATCGGTCCTACAGGAGAATGGCCGACACCAAAGATGCCCGCCGAGTTGATAGGTTGAATAGGCATTGCCCAAGGCAGATGGTCATTGGGAACTAAAGTTTCATCATCAGGATGAATACCATAAACACGAACCCGAACACGACCAAGCATCAATGGATCAAATCTATCAACAACTTTCCCAAAGAACCAATGAAAGCCATCTTTACCCATAAAGTTATTCATTATTTGTTGACTCCAAGCTGTGTCGTATTATTTAAGAACGCAGAGCTAGATGGCTGCGGTGCTTCACCCTTATCTGTAGTAATAACTGGATTCGAAAAGCCATTCTTATATAGATCATAAGTACACATATAACTATCAGAGTTTATTCTATGGTGAATAGTAGTTACCATAAAGTATCCAGATAGGAATACGTCATAAATTTTTCTATCTATTGTGGTACCAATAATTTCTGGTAGATTGATTGTAATAACATCACCAGCCGCAATCAAAGGATCGCCAATAACTTCTACGGTAAACATATTCTGAGCAAGTCTGGTCATATAAGACGCTCTATTTGAATAGATAGTTTCTAGATATGTATCGGGCTGAGTAGAATCTTTAGGAATAAAGAATAGTTTTGTGTGTTTATCTGTACTCGGAAAATCTTTTGTTAAACCTAAAAATCCAAGAATTCCTTGTGGTTTTTCTGCATCCTTAGTTACTGTTCTGATAAAATCGATGCTGTTTTCTGGATACGAGGCTTCAGATACAGATTCAACCTTTGAGGCACCAAGGGTGTTCAAATCTTGGTAGTGATCTAAAAATTTAAATACTGTTTCTTTTACTCGCTTAGCAACAAAGTCATATACTAACACATCATTTTCAAAATATCCACGTCTAAGTTTCTCAATAGTATCAAACTTATGCTTTTGTACCATAGAAATGACTGTCTTAAAAGTTTTAGAATCATCTTGAACACCACTACCCTCATGTGTCGGATTTGGTAGATTCGGGTCTTGGTAATAATATTGATATCTAGTAATATCTTTACTGTATCTTTGCTTACCGCGACGAATTAGATATTCAATATCGCAAAAATTAAATCCATCTTTATTTTCAAAGAACAGATAACTTCCAGATTGGAATACAGTCTCAGCAAGAGATCGCTTAGCCAAAAAATCTAAAGTTTCAAATGGTGTTAATCTTGGAATTACTAAATTTTGTTGTCCCTTTGTTGCTTGAATATCATATGCTTTCTTTCGTTTAGCATTAGGAATTTCTTTATCTACCTTAAGATACTTTTTAAGAATATCTTCGACCATATTACTAATTTGATCTTGATAGCTTTTTTGAACAAGAGTTGTAGCATCAATTAAATATTCTTCGGAACAAATATCGATTACATAATTTCTAGACTTTAATGTCTTATCAATAGTTACTTGTTTTATTGCATTAACAGCAAATCTTCTATTAACTTGTTCAAACCCACTTACAGTATAAGACATCTCTATGAATTCTTCGCCTACAATAGGAAACGAAGAGGTTCCATTTTGTTTATCTTGTGTCATACCATTCATAAGATTGATACCGTCTTTTATAGCAATAACACCATAGATAGCCTTCTTGAAGATATCTTCATAAAGAGAAACGTCAGTAACCATAGAAGTAATATCGTAAGACTTTGAACTATCTACGTTTTTGAGTATAATCTTAAAGGATTCTACAGAGCCTGGACCTCTATAACTTTTGGGTCCATTAACATTACTAACCATTCAAAATATCTTTCAATTGCGAATCCAATGATGGAATTAATACTCTATTTAATAGAATAATATTTCTTTTTGCTTCATTTTTATTATGCTCATCATCATATGCATATACA